AACCCGAACCTGAACCTGAACCTGAACCTGAACCTGAACCTGAACCCGAGCCTGAACCCGAGCCTGAACCTGAACCTGAACCTGAACCTGAACCTGAACCTGAACCCGAGCCTGAACCCGAGCCTGAACCTGAACCTGAGCCCGAACCCGAACCAACTCTTGAAGATTTATGTCATCTTCTAAGAAAAACCAAAAGATTGTTGGATAAAATAGATTGTTGTACTAGGAAAGATAAAGTGGTCTGTCTACTAAAGAAATCTTGTAAATGTTTACGGATTTCAAAATGTATTTTGATCTCTTTGTACGACCGAGATATCATAACCACAGAACAATTCGAATTATCTCTGAGATATATAGATGAAGCCAGAAAGAAATTATGGTGTGCTAAGAAAAACTTGAGACAATTTAACTGCGCCCTATATAAAATAGACGATGCAATATACAAGATTTGTCGAACAAAACAGGTATTAGAATGTTTGTGTCTTCTCAGGTAAGAAATATCTCGCTCATTTATACCGATTAACTTATCTGACAACCATCTAAAGATACGAAAGGTTTCATTTAAAAATTAAATATTACGAAAGTTAATATTTAATTTATAGTATTATTTCACAAGATTATTTCTGAGGGCATATATCGTCAATCAGTAAATTTCTTTGGTCTCGTTGAATCTTAATTTTGTATTGATCTATATTACATATTTTTCCCTGATGTTTACTAAGTCTTTTCTTGTATTTGGCTTCATCATCCCCCAATAGGAAAGAAATAATTACATATCGTATACCTTTGGTAACTTCCAATACTTGATGAAATAATGAAGTGGGAAATATAACAGCTGAGCAAGGAGTTGGTTTATATATAGTATTATTGTATTCTGGAAAGATAATACCACCTTCATAATCATCATTCAATACTAAACTCATTGCCAATCTTCGATGACCATAGGGATAAACACTATCTCGATGAGCATGAAACTTACCATGATCTTTCTCGCTATAGCCGCATATTTTATAATTCTCACGATGTGTAACATCTAAATTAAAAATCTTCTTGATCTCAGGGAATAACGATTTGGTAAGCTTATCGTCTAATCTATTAGTAATATTTCTATCTAAATATACATGAGTTCTACTTTTATTTCCTTTTAATTCTATATTTTTATTTGTAGATTTATTGAACATCTCTATAAGTTCATCTTTAAATTTATTTGTTATAACATTAGGGACTATAATAATTGGTGGATCACGAGAAGGGAAATTTTTAATCGTTTCTAAAATACTTTTAGATGTGGTATTCAAATTATATATTTTGTGTATTTTAAGATTTGAAGTGACTAATATTATTTTATTTTGTGGGAATAACCTATAAATACTATTATTAGATATAATATGAGAGTGGTTGTATGTTGTTTGATTACAAATTATATATGTTGAAATGTTATTAAATGTATATTTTTTAAATATCTCTTCTGTACATTTATCAATTATTATAAACAGATTAGGTTTTCCTGCTGAGTTCTGTATGCTAATTTTTATAAAACCATTTCTATAAATGAAATAAGGAATATAATCTCCTTCTTCGAGCACGGATGAATATGTAATTCCTGATGTTTCTGAAACAAATATCTCATTGTGTCTCATTTTATTTCTCTCAAATAAAAACAAAAATAAAAATGAAGACTTACCTATCGAGTGATCCAGAAATATATATCATAGACAATTTTCTATCAGAAAATCAATGTGATCATATGATAAACAAGTCAAAGGAACGATTAAAAAGAGCATTGGTAGCTGGTAATAATATCGGATATGTTAGTAAAGGTAGATCTGGTAAGAATTGTTGGATGCCCCATAATATAGATAAAATTTTTAGCGAAATCGCCGAAAAAATATCAAATTTGGTTGATTACTCCTTGAATAATGCTGAAAGTTTTCAAGTAATTTATTATGACACCGATCAACAATATAGAAATCATTATGATGCATGGAAGTTTGACAACAGTGACAAATCTGCTAGATGTTTATTACGAGGAGGTCAGAGAATGGTAACTGCATTAGTTTATTTGAATGATGTTGAATTTGGAGGTGAAACTAGATTTACTAAATTAGATATAAATGTCAAAGCTAAAAAGGGTAGACTGCTTGTATTTCATAATTGTCTCAAAGATAGTAATGTTGTTCACCCATTGACCGAACATGCTGGAATGCCAGTTATTAAGGGGGAAAAATATGCGTTTAATCTTTGGTTTCGCCAGCAATCTAAAAATATAGATTATGTTCACGATTATTCCGAAATAATAAATAATTAAGCAAAATATAAAATGAGTATATTTGTATCAATAGCTTGCTTATTAGATAATGATATAATAAATACTATTAATGATTGTTTCGCTAAAGCTAAAAATCCTGATATTATAACTATTGGTGTATGTTATCAAAAAGATGATAATAATCCAGATATATTGATTTCGTTGGAACAAAAATATAAAAATCTGAAAGTAGTAAGAATGTCATGGGAAAAAGCCGAAGGGCCAATGTTGGCGAGGAATAAAATATTATCTCTCATTGAGAACGAGGAATATTTCTTACAAATAGACTGTCATACAAGATTTTTTCCCCAATGGGATGAAAAATTACTTAATGAATATAAATTATGTTTAAAACAATCTAAAAATCCAATAATTTCATACTATCCTATCAATATCAATAACATGAATGATGATTATCATCTATCTATAATATATCATATAGCAACCTTCAGAGAAGTAAGTACGAATGGTGTCAAAACTTCGGGAAGAATTATAAAAGTTCCTGATAAACCTTTGAAGGGAATTGGTATCTCTGCGGCCATGCTTTTCATGAAGGCTAAAACAATTATAGACAATCCAATAGATCCCAACCTGCCATTTGCTCTTCACAGTGGTGAGCAATTATTGTACTCTACTAGACTATGGACCCGGGGATATGATTTCTTTACACCGTCACAACATATTATATCAACAGAATATATGACTAACAGAGAAAGAATAGATATAAAATACAGATCTTACTTAAATTCAAAATCCAACAAAGTTAAATCTGATGTTTGGAAAAAAGTAAAATATCTATTAGGTTTAGATAATTTGGATAGTGTTCCGGAAAAATTAAGAACTTCGGATATGGATAAGTGGAAAGAAGGTCATGTAAGATCATTAGAGAGTTATTACAAAATGGCCGGAATATACGAGAAATTGCAAGGGATTTATCCCAATATGAGAGTTTGATAATCATTGAAACTTTTGTCTTCATAAACCAAAAAAGATAAAATAAACAAAAAAATTCCTAATATTATATTATTAAATATAATCTTATATTTTCAGATAAAGCGGTTTGAAGGTAATTACCTTAGTCGTTTTATTTGTTTTTGAGATGATACCTAACCAAAGAAAATTAAGAGGAAACTACAAACATTGATGTTGCTTTTAATATTTATCTTATTCATAGTATTTTTCCTGGGTGTTATTATACCATTTTACAATACCTCCTACCGAAATAACGATATTTTTGATAAGAATTTAATAAGAAAGAAAAGATCTAGTAATAATTCGCCAATAAGTATAGATTCTATATCTGATTCTTATAACGAAACATTACGGATAGTTAATAACGTTTTATTTGATAATTATTCAGGAAGACAGAACCCATACGAGTCGGAGGAAAGAAAAGTTTCTTACGTAAATAATTATAGAACCAGAGGAGATCTGTATCAACTTTGTCCGTGTGTAAATGAATACGTCTGTGATCAAGGTATTTGTAAGAAACCAGAGGGAAAAAGTTGTGTCATATCATCAGAATGTACAACTGATTCTATATGTTATAAGGGATATTGTACACTCAAACCAGGAGAATGGGAAATCCCCCTTAACAACAAATGCATGAGCGGATTAAATATAGTTAACAACCATTGGGCAATTTTAAGAGAAGATGAATTCAGGATACCTAAAGGTTGGATATCATTTGAAAATAGTATAGGTATCTGTAAATCCAATCGAAAAGATAGATCACGGGACGAATTATTAATTATCACTAAAGAAAAATTATATATAATTGATGGTCATGACATTGAGACTATACACGAAGAACAACGACCATTTAAACGAATGAGTATCAAAGATAGGTTGTTCAATCATGATAACACTATATACTATTTGAGAGGATCGAGACTATATAAGATGGTATGGGAAAATAATCACAGTATAAAATGGGTACCATATAAATTGAAATCAGATATCACACTTTGTGATGGTACAATTCTAATTCGAAATAAGAATAAATACCATGTCAGTGATGATATACTTAAAACAATTATCCGAAATACAATCATCAAACAATCACTCCAATCTGTTGATATTGATATCAATTTAACTAGTAACATATTTCAAATAGTTAGAGATCCACAACAATCAGAGGTTTTATATTGTTTAAATAAGAACGGAACAATATACAGATATAATTATGAAACAAATAAAGTCAGAACGTTGAAAGGTAATGGTCGTAAAATAGTTGTATGTAATGATGCTATATGTCTATTGACCAGCAATCGATGCGTCAAGGTCTGATTATATTAATAATATAATATTATTTATCATATTATTATCTAATTAAAAATACTGAGCTGATTTAAATTTACGTGTTTACTGAGTAGCGACTTGAGCAACGTTGGGGATTTTTGGAATTCCGACTGGCGGGATGGTCGGTACGACTCCGTCTATTTGTGGAACAGCAGGAACGGTTGGTGTCGTCTGGGAGACCTGCGGCACTGTAGGAATTGTAGGAATGGTCTGATCAGGGACCGCCTCAGGTGATTCATCTCCATCACTCATTATACCCAATCCCAGCGATTGGGCAGTCGTTTTCTCGTCAGCCGTCAAAGGACGGTTATTACCGTTCTCTTCGACACCGATTGCAATAAGAGAATCATCCTCCAGCTTCTTGAGAATAAAGTGATGTTCGAGATCTTTGAACAAATCAGAATGACCATCAAGAGGAACAGCATCGATAGTTTTTTCTTCAGAAGCCTTCTCCTGGTCCTGGACTGCAACCATTCCTCCCGGAAGCACCGGTGGTCGAACTATCGACTTATCAGCAGATCCACTCTTGATACGGTTCTGTACAGTCTTCTTCTTAAGACATCCCTTGCAGTATTCATTACTGCCCGGTTCCCCACTCAGTGAAACTGGTTCTCCACAGACCTGGCCCTGTCGGTTACCCCTCTGGAACTGATATACACACTTAGGAGCATTAGGATCGGGAGGATTCTTTTTACGACCTCCCCCACGACGAGAGGGGGATGCTCCTGTACCATGGTAATACCCAGGAAGGTTCGGCATCTGTGTTCCCATGCTGGCAGCTTGAGGTAGACCAGCCATATTAGATCTAGGAGTATACTCTATACCGAATGCATCACATAGTTCTTCTTGGGTACATTCGATTCCCTTATTCGTTTTCAGCCAATCACAGAGATGTGTACTGACGTGGTTAACATAAAAGTCGGTGATAGAAGACGAGAAGACATCCTTAAGTGTTTTCGTTGACATTTTCGCAGCTTTTTACTCAAAGTTCTAAAACTTTTTTTTTTAATCAGTAATTTTTGAAGAGATAAAAAATAAAATTAATAATATATTAAACCTGAAATATTATAACTATTTTCTAATATTAAAATAACTATAATATTTTATTGTAATTTTAAATAAATAATTATTTTGAAGGTTATTTGCCTGAATCTATTTCTAAATACTTTTATCGGATTCAATATAATAATTGATCCATTTATTCTTTCTTAAATATAAATCATAAAGAGAATATCTTTATACATAAAATGACTACTCGAGAAAAACCGCGTGATCCGAGAAGACTGTTAAAATATTTAGACACCTTTTTCGGTGTACGTAACAAAATCAAGGGTAATCCAGAAGAGGGTATTAATTTTACATTGGAAACTCTTACTTATATGACGTCCCATAACCGCGCGGATCAAATTACTTCCATGATAGTAAATAAAATGAAAGAAACTGGAAATAATATACCCTTTGGAGTGTTTGAGTGTTGTGCGGGGATTGGAGGTAATACATTGTCCTTTCTGGACAATCCCGCAGTTCAGTGGGTAGTATCTTATGAACTGCGTCCAGAGCGAAGAGAGATGCTCAAGCGAAATATTGCTATGTATAATTTGGCATCAGGGAACCGATCATTTGTACCTGATGAAGGATTTACCGGGGTTCCGGATAAATACAAAGGGGTAGTATTGTATTTTGACCCCCCCTGGCTTCCGGAAAATATTAAGGGTCACGAGAGCACAAAAGATCAGTACATTCTTCATGGTATCAAGGTGGGAGGCAAGACATTGGAGCAATGGATTGCTAGCTGTCCTAACTGCGCTATGATTGTAGCACGAGTTCCACCCGGTTACAGGTTGGACTCGATTCCAGGATTTAAAGTAGAAACTCAACTAATAAAGAATTCATTAGTTCTTTTCGCCATACCCGAGAAGGCCTCAGCTCCTGTTACTCAAAAGGCTGTAGTAACAATGCAACCCCGGACATTACCTCCTGGTGTAGAACCACACGAAATCGACTGGTATGTAGGTTTGAGAAATTACTTGTTTGAACTACTCAAAATGATTGTTCCTTCTGAGAAACATCGTGAAACTATGGTTTCAGACAAGGCGATGGAGGTCTGGGTCCCATGCTTTACTCATGAGAGTTACAATCCGAACATAGGAATGAACTATGAGGAACTAGAGATGGTAGGAGATCATGCTATGGAGTATAACTTTATCATGTATCTTTATAAGACTATGCCAGGAATTACTCGATCGGAACTTTCTGAGCTAAAAAGTCACTATATTAGCAAAGCTTTTCAGGCACAGATAGGACTTCGGTTCGGTCTGGATAAATGGGTCCGAATTCGAGTAGATAAGAATACTCACGTCTTTGAAGACTTAATTGAGTCATTCTTTGGGGGAGTCAACATTGTCGGTGATACTGTGTTCAAGTTTGGTGCAGGTACTGGTCTTTGTTACAATCTTATTAGTAATATCTTTGATGATACTAAGATCGATATGAACTACGCCAAGGGAAAGCCTAAGACTCAGATAAAAGAAACCTTTGAGAAACTTCATTGGGGTAAAGCAGTAGAGCATTTCGAACAGAATCGGGAGAACAGGACTACCGTTGCAACAGTGGCACTTCCTCCCAACGCGGTGGAATTACTAAGAACATTGGGTGTTAATATAACTAATCCAACTTTAGCTATTGAGTCGGGAACCTCCAAGAAAGTAGCTTTTGACAATGCGTATGCAAAGGCTCTGGAGACGATTCGCAAGATGGGTATAACCGAAGAATGGGTCGCGAAGATGCGTGGGAACCTCGATTTAGATAACCAAAATACTGCTCCATACATCAAACCTGTCCGACAGAAGATAGAAAGCGAAGGTTTTACAACTTTCTATATGAAGAAAGCCCAAACAACTGTTGATGGAAAGTACATTCAGTTGATTGGAGTGAGACCAGATGGTACCTTGGAAATACTGGCCATGACCGATGGACCTAGGGATGAATGGGATGGCAAGATAGAGGTTTTGAGAAAATATCTACAATAATTATAGTATCATATAATAATTAAAAATATTATATGATAATAGATTTATGTATTATTCATATACTCTTCTGCTGATATTTCAGAAACAAAATTACCTTCAAAACAGACGTAGAACCTTCCTTCTTTATCTATCAAATGTTCGTACATCTTTCCATCTTTAATACCAAAACCTGCTATTACTGATCCAATTCTTCTCATAGAAACATTATCAGTAGTTTCCTTGTCCTCTACAATCTCACCGACTGTATCAATAATACTATTTGATACAGATGACATATCCTTATTTGTGATACTGGACAGTTCGGATACAAAACTATCACGATCATCCTTATTATATAATAACGTATTAATCTCAATTCCTATCGATTCTCCGTATTTGATTAAAGAATCAATATGACCTTGGTGAGTTTCGATAAATAATGCAGTGACCGGGTCAATACCACATTGTTGAAAAAATTTATGATATATATTATAGTTATTTCCTTTGGAACATTTAAGTTCCTTCAGATCAGAGGATGTGATAATGTTTCCATTCACATGTTCAAATATTTTTTTATCTACCATTTTATTCATCGTAATTCGATTGAAGTTACCCAAAATATGTATAGTATAATCATTAGATAATAATTTCACAATTTTCATATTAAGATCATTCGGTTTCATATAATCACTACTAATTTCATCACTAAAAGTGATATCAGCAATCGCCAGGATTCCTTTTCTGTCCATCCATTTGGCTGTTTTCTCAATATGATCTCTTACCTTGGTTAGAATATTTTCAGCCGTATCATTGTTTAATAGATGTTCCATTAAAATAGGGGGTATTAACATATCATCATAATAATACTGATTTTCATAGGGTTCTTTTGGTGGTACATCATTAATGTACCCGAAAAATTTCTTCATTAGATACTGGTCCTCATTCATAGCACACTTTGCTAATAGTCCAACACCACCCATTTTTCCTATATATAAACCACCAGAAACTGTATCCGCCTCTATTAGAAAATCATTTATACCTACTACAATGTCAGTAATGTTAGGCTTATTAATTGGAACGGACTCCATTTTCTTTTTGAATATTGTAATATATGTTTAATCACATTTCTAATTAAGAATCCTATAATTACAACGTTCAATCTGGATTTCGAAATTTTTGTGAATCCGATTTAAAGTTATTTAATTCTCCTGAAAACAAAAATTAAATAACTTTAAATTAGAAATTTATAAATTAAAAGATATGAGCGATACTGTCAAAAACTTTAAAGTTGTCGAGAACAAATTGGCTGCTGATGAAACAGTAGAAGATCAGGGTAATAGAAAACTCCATATCACTGATAACGATCACGTACTAGAATTGGCCGAGCATGAAGATTTGGAGGGAGATCTAAAGGAAATTTACGATTTGGTTTACACGAAGGTAGATCTGATTGTTTCTAGTGGTAAGTTTACAGCTGAACATATTCGCCCTCTTGTTTTGAACCTTGTAGAGATTATTCAAGAATACACCAATAACAAATATGATCATATTGACGGAGCCCAGAAGAAGGCTATGGCTTTGAACATTCTTCGTCATGTCATCGTGGATCTACACAAGAAGGGACAGATTAACCAGCAACAATACGAGTTAATTCTTTTGAGTTTGGAATTCTTCGGTGGACCACTGATAGACCTAGCAAAAGCTGCTTATAAAGCACTTGTAAATGTTGTAGATGACGTAGCTGAGAACGGATGTGCCGGATGTTGGGGACGTAACTGCCGTAGAAAACGTAATTAAATATTAACATATTATGTCCCAATATAATCAACAAATACAAATTAGTACTAATTTGTATTTTTATATTAATATAATGATAATTTATGGTTTGGTTTCTTTATAGTTTCCAATTTCTCTAGCTCTAGCTATAATCTCTGATGAAGATTGTTTCTTTTCACCTAATCCATCTACCATTTTAATACCAAGTTTATTGCATATATCTGTTTCAGGAATATTATTATTGAATTGATCTCCCCCATTTGTAAAAATATTAGGTCGAAGGATCGCTAGTGTTTTAGATATGGATCTATCCTGATCAACCGCTTCTACAACCATATCAACACATTTTAGGGCTTTAATAATTTTTATTCTTTCCGAACATTCTATAAAGACCGTCCCTTTCTTGAGTTTCTCTTGTTTATCGTTATTTACAACAACAATAAGTATATCACCTAAAGCTTTTGAAAGTTCTAGATACTCTATATGCGACGAATGGAGAGGAGAGAAATAACCTGAAGCGACGACGACTACCGGAAGTTTGTCCGTCATTTTAATAAAAGAGAAAAAGTTTTAAGGTTTTTGGAAATATAATACAATTAGTGATAATTTAAAGATTAAACATAATAACATGTATTAGTTAGTTAATGTTATTATGGCTCGTTTATTAAAAATCTGCAATGGTTGATGTAACCTTGCTAAGTAGTTTTCTAACTCGAATATAAAGTTTTCTTCCTCTTCCATGAATGCTCTCCAATAGCTCCTGTGTATCCAACCAGACGATGTCACACACCTCCGGGTTTGTTTTCCCTTTGATTTTGCTACGGAAATTCTTAGTAATCTGATCCATATCTACGTCCAATGGTATAAACATAATTGCCATATTGTAACTGTGGAAAGTTATCGTGTCTCTGATTTCTGACGGATCAATATTACCAAATACACCCTGACTTTCTTCTTCTAGTTCTCTGAGGCCACCCAGAACTATAGTTTCACCTTTCTTTACTCCACCTCCAAAGTCTGTTATATTACCCGATTGGGTATCAATACCCAAACAAAAGTAGGTCTTGTCATTATTTCTAGTGTAAATAATTGCGCCACTTCTGACAGGAGTATCCCTAGTCATATTTAGTTGTCGGTTATAAGATACATTAACCTCAATATCTTTCTTTTGATTATAACGTATTTTAATCGAATCGATTCGCCTGGTAATTCTCTTGTATGGATTGGGTTTCTCGCTAGTTATTGAAAGGATATTTTCTTGTGTCTTCATTTGGTTCAGAAGTAAATAGTTATTTTAAGATAGACAATGTCTATTTTTGGTATCAATAAAAATTAAAAAGGTTAATCACTTTTTAATTAACCATCAAATCCGATGTCTCTTTGATACATAATTCCACCCAATAATACTAAACCAACTGCTCCCAGAAAATACAGAGGATAATTATACCCAGTACTTGAATTATGTATAGAAAGATTGAGCTCAGCCACCACGCTATCTATTTTGATAATACCAATCTTAATGTAATTCGGATTATTTTTTTGTTGTTTTCGGGATAACTTTATAGCATTATCTTTCCTAGTGACTATTAATAATACGTCAAGATGTTCAATCAATAAATTATCATAATGTTCTGGTATAAAATTACAGATTTGGTAACAAAGACTATCATATTTCCCGAAAATATTTCTCACCCGAATATCTGAATGTAAGGTGCTGATCACATTATTAAATGATTCATAATCACTATATACATATTCGGTAATTATATGATATCTCAGATAAGTATTATCATTACCATGTATATAGTAAATAGCATCTTCCAATGCCCTTTTCATGATAAATTTTTATTTGTTCGATATATTATTTAAATATATATCAATCTTATTCTGAACTGATGTACATCTGGATAAATTGTTGCTTGTGGTTGGGATCGATCCTGGTAGTTCCCGTAACGAATTTTTTAGAATCCTCCTTTCCAGTACGAGCCAATTTTTGTACCTTATCAATCACATTCTTTGTCCAGTTAATTTTCATTTGAGATATTTTGATCTGTTCAGGACTGGGTTCCCCGCTGTTCTTAACTTCAGGACTTTCGGGATTAGGATCTAATTTCCCTAGATACAATTTCTTCTCTTCTGGGGCTCTTCTACAGTGAAAGTATACGCTCCTTTCTTCACCGATAACAAGAAGGTATGGATTTTCATGTTCATGAACACGACAGCAAATCTTACATCGAGACGGCTTGATTCTTTTGAGCATGACAATAGGACCGTTAATTCCCAGGAATTTGTAAGGGAACCTAGGATCTTTAATACTAATATTCCCAGCTAATCCAATCAGATTAATGGCTTCATCAGCTTCTTGTTGTGTAACATCATCAATATCATTATCATAATGATTAATTTGATCTAGTCTAGGTTGAAATGGTGGCAAAAATTTACAATTGCCTGTATATCCAACTATAGAAGCTTCTAGTTGCATGACAAACTCGTGATTGTCATCCTCTGGTTTTTCGGGATAATTAAAGGTTATTTCCTGATCATGATATTTCCATGATTTCTGAAATGTCTTAACTCTCTCCGACCCAATCTTTGTACTCCCCACAATGCGAAATTGCTGAGTAGGACTATATACAGCTTTATCTACCCACTGTACAAATTCTGGTTTCATCATATCAACAACTTTATGATAAAATCCTTTTGCTTCAACATTATTGGCATGACAGTGATTATTTACGACTATATGATAACTTTGTTTGTTGGAACCATGGGAGGTATAGACAAGAATATCTGTAGTTAAATTTATTTCAATCCCTATGTTTTCTAAAACAGTGATAATCCCATCAATCAGATTGTTCTTAACATCCTCGCCATTTATAATTACATTATCAATATCTACATCAAAATGAGGTTTTTGGGTACTTTCTCCTAAAATAATTTCATAAAAACAACGTTCATGCTGAGGTAACTTAAATTGATAAATTCCATACTCTAGATAGGACTTGAAATGGCTATATAATCGTAGTGTTTTATTATTGACAACATCATAATATGTAAACGATACAACCAATGCGTTGGCAAGGACATGTCGTGGGGTATCAGAAAATAATCCTTTTTTCAATCTTCCATTTGAATCTTTTTGTGGTTTTAAACGATAATACCATTTGATTCCATGGAGTAATAAGTAGTATCCCATAGTGTTATATAATAAATATAAATAACAATTATGTATCACTTTTATCATATTAATAAGGAATTAATTATATGTAATGTTTTTCATTACATATAATTTCTGGTTAAATTTTTTATTTATTGTGCGGTCCATTTATATCCACACTGAAGACAAGTTACCCTAATAGTCATCGGCTCATCAGCACTTCGCAATTGCTTCTCCACAGACAGAGTTTCATCTGACCCACACTTCTTGCAATCTACTGCACCTTTGGCTACATCCACTCGATTACGGAAAATTTCCATATCCATTGCAAGACGTTCTTTAGCACCTTCCAAGAGAGGATTCTCAAATATAATCCGCTTTCTCAACCCTGCACCTTGACCTAGTACCTTCTCCCATCCAGCGTTCAGAAAGTTATAGACAACGTCGTAATCAAGGCTATTTAACATATTAACTATCTCATAGACAAACGGCCGGTGTTCAAGTGTCAAAATATTATCACCGCTTTGAAACTTCAGAGATGTGAGTGCTAATGACTGATTGTAATTAATTATGGGAGTTCCATCCTCTTTTATAATCGTTGGGAGCATAGTCGTCAAATTCTGAGTTTGAACCTGTGGAATAATAGGTAAAGTCTCCATCGGCTTCAGAGAGGTAGTTTTCATAGTACTCATATTGTTTCTATATTACAAAATAGATTTTAGGGTAAATGTTTAATCAGTTTTTAATACAGTATGTTGGAAAGCTGTTAAAGTATAGTATGTATTTAGTATATAATACATTACCGACTTAATGAAAATTGATCTAAAAATACCTATTCCAGTTTTAGGATTAACTAATCGATTTCAAAGTTTTGTTCATTATACAAAACAATGTCACAAACTGAACAAACTGGAAAAAGTATAGGAAATATATCACCTACTACTGATGTTCCTAATACTTATGAAGGTTTGAAAGCATTAAAAGTACTACAATTAAAAGATATACTCAGGAGTCGAGGTTTGAAAGTAAGCGGCAACAAATCAGTATTAATCGATCGAATTTTAGGTGCTTTGGCCACAATGCCCACAGCAGTTTCACCAACCCAACTGGGATTGGAAACATTGACACCTCTTCCATCAGTGCCACAAACTCGTCTGGATCAACCAATAGCCACTGTTCTTACTCATACTATTGACTATGAACAACATTCTCAACCGGAGTTATTATTATTGGCTAAAAACTATCACGGGATCGAATTAGACCCGAAAATAGGGAAAGAAGATATTGTCAATTGGTTTCGTATGAAAGAATCAATGGGACATCAGCCAGTAACTAATGTAGTCGGACCGGGGCCCCAGATGGGAGCTTTGAGCCCGGTAGTGACAGCACCAACCCAGGATCCACTGTTGCCAGCATTACCAACAAAAGGAACAGTACCTACCGGAGAGATCCCACCACAACTACCAATGCATCCAGCGGCGGTTACAGCCCCGTCCGCACCTTTGGTAGCTCCATCCGTCCCTACGGGGGCTGGGATGATGCCATTAACTCCACTTCCAGCAGAATTGACCTCACCTCGCTCGCCAATGCCAGCCGTCCCTACGGGGGCTGGGATGATGCCATTGACTCCACTTCCAGCAGAATTGGCCTCACCTCGCTCGCCAATGCCAGCCGTCCCTACGGGGGCTGGGATGATGCCATTGACTCCACTTCCAGCAGAATTGACCTCACCTCGCTCGCCAATGCCACTTACCCCTGCAGTAACAACACCAACACCGCCATCACCAGTTCCATTACAGCAAATAATATCACCAACAAAATCCCCTGGCGCATTTCCAACTATCATGACGACGCTACCAGATATTCCAGCAGTTGCAATCCCCGAGAGTACTCCTACTTCTCCGGTTCAATTCCCCCCAATTGCGGTCGTAGATGTTCCACCTCCCATTTCCCCTGTATCACCAACTGCAGAATTAACGACCGAGATACCCCAGGTCCCCATCCCACCTCCGGATATTCGAGCTACCGTGTCTCCTATTCCGGCTATCGCTATTCCACCAGTAGGAATTCCAAGTATGCCTGCTCCAGTCATTTCGGGTGTAGAAGGATTGCCATCCGGTCTGCCCGATATTACTATTCCACCTACAACTGGAACGGCTCCGATACAAGCGGGAATACCCGCTGCAACGGATATTGCTATGCCCCTAGTTCCTTTAGTTGTTCCTACTCAATCAATAAAACTACCACCTCTTCCAGTATCAAAGGTTGGTCCAGGAGGATTGCCTATTCAAACAAATTTAGAAACCCTCAATCAACTCAGAGCCGAGGTTGACACTGCAGTGTATATCAATCCACAAGCAGCTTTCCAGAAAAAGATTCCAGCTCCACAAATTACATTGCCCCCACTTACATCGGTGGATCTTCCGCCATTAACCCCTTTGGATCAAATGCCTCCTCCAAAAATTCCTCAAACCATGACACCTCAAACCATGACACCTCTACCCGTGACATCTCTACCTATGACACCTCTGCCTACAGGTAGACCTACTGGTCTCACTACCCAACCTATTAGTCTTCCTAAAATAAAGGCGACTGCCCCGGTTCCCGGTATTGCTCAAATCAAGCTTCCCACTATTTCGACTGTCATGCAGCCAATTCCATTGTCATCGCCATCAGCAGTACCCCAAGAATCAACTGGGGGATTAGCAGTTGCTTATACACCACAACAACAAGTTGTCGAAAACATAAAGAATATAGATATTGCTCGACTAAATCCTCGTAGAGCTCGGAAGAATGATAACTCATACACTGTAACACAACTCAGGGCAATCGCCGGAAGCCTGAATCTACCAAAGAGTGGTAACAAGAAGGAGCTTGTGGATAGAATCCGAGCCACCATCCTGAAAGTGAACCCTAATGCATTTGCACAGTAATACAAAGTTTATTATAAATCTCTAAGTATTCCGTTAACAATATAATATTAAAAATATTATATTGAATATCTGATGACATCTAATTAATTTTATAACAAAATGATTATAAATATCAAATCTATTTGTCTATATAATATTTTGTTTAACAATAACAAAAGAAGATAAATTTATTAGAAAAAATGTTTAGATGGGATGGAACTGATGTAACTGATATAATTTCCCAATCTGATATATATGAAGCAAAATATAGTAAGTATAAATATTGGATAATACAACATACCAAAAGTGATAATACTGAAGTTTGTATTGTTCGTACATGTAAATCTAGTATTTCCTGTTTAATCGATGAGTTAAAACCGATATTCGGACTACAAAAATTAGGAACTCAATGGTGCAAACAAGGAGGAAAAATAAGAGTACTAATACGCTGCGTTAAAACCACTGAAGGATACGTCAAAAATGAAATAACGCTTGATCAGATAGATGTATCTACTAATCTACTTAAACTCCAGGTACAAGAAATTTTTGCATTTAGAGAATTATTAGGAGTTACTTGTTCCTATTCTTCAAGTATTATTATTAGACAGGGAAAGAATAGTTTTTATCCTATTAGTTTTTATGAACCAACCATGTTAACTACCGATAAGAAGATTATACCTTTCACGGTGTTAGAGGAGTGGTTCGATGATTCTTCAATAGATAAAGCAGTTAAACGGTTATGTAAGATAAACACTATTGAACGTTTGGGAATAGTTCTACATAATCTTAGAAGTAAAATCGAAGAAACTATTAATAGAGTGGATCGAAGTGCAATCTCATATAAAGCATGTATCATGAATCGGATCACTGAAAGACTCCAAACTACCTTAAACGACTAAACAATGGAGATTAGATTCTATTGTTTAAAAGAAACCTTCGTCTATTTAAAACCAATTTAATTATGTCTGAACCTATCGATCCTGAAACACTCGAGTGTCATTGGGTAGGGTCTTATGTGTATTCTATATACAAAGAAAAAACAGGAGGAATAAAAATAGATGGAAAGGAAAATATATTTTATTATGTGTTAGGTTGGCATATTCAACAATCATTCCCTGTAGTGTTTGATGAGATAATAAATAAGACTAATAATACGTAATCATATATTATACTTATAATATATGATTTAGGGGTGTTTCAGAGGTGTATTTATTTTATAACTAATCCTTTCCTTTTCTTTCCATAGTTGTTTTTCTCTAATTCCTCCAGAACTTATAAAAATACCAGATCCATATCTGGCACCTTTCTTCCAGTTACCAATATACTTATCCCCGTCAGGCCAGTATAAAGTTCCGGGCCCCTCTCTTAGATTATCTTTACATTTTCCAACATATCTCACTCCGTTAGCCCAAGTAATATCAGCATTACCATGGCCGTTATCACCGATCCAATCTCCTTTATACACACATCCATCGAGCCAATAATATTCACCATATCCGATAATTATACCATTTCTAAAATTACCAACAAATCTTTCACCATTGTTCCAAACAATCTCTCCTTTTCCGTGTCTTTTTGATTGTAACCATTCCCCCGTGTAATAATAATTTTTATGAGTAAAGGTTCCCTCTCCTTCTAACTCATTCATGCTAAAAGTTCCTGTATAGTTCCCTCTTTTGGGCCAATAATATGTACCTTGACCGTGACGTTGATCGTCTAACCATTCTCCTTGGTAATGCTCTCCATTATACCATTTAAATTCTCCCTTGCCCCATTGGGATCCATCTATCCATTCTCCTGTGTAGACATTTCCATTGTTCCACCAACAAGTTCCTTCACCATCCAATTTCCCATCCTTGAAATGACCAGACAATATTTCATGATTTCGTTTAGAAATAGCATAACCATTTTCTTGTTCATCTTCCGTATAATGACCATATATATATAAATCATCTCTTATAATATAAGAACATGCCTTAGCCAAACATAACCATTTGTAGGTTTTGGGTTTGGGTTTGTAATTATATATGTCAGAAGCCTTATTTTCTGCCAGCATTTTCCATATATATTCATTATCAAATTCGGTTGCAAAAAACTTACAGGTTTGTAATAGATATCTAAAACCATCTATATTTAGATTAGATATGATAACGATTAATACTTCGTTTGGAAAATCGATCAGAGTAAACTTTTCATCACTTAGCTCTTCTGTCAGGCCCAAAGTTACTTTATTCATATCAGTTTATATTATAACAATAATTAGAAATTTAATAACAATACAATTTTATAAATATTATTTAAAGATTAAAATGAATTCATACGAGCGTATGGTTGGTGATGTTAATAAACTTTATTACGATAAGACTACTACAATATCTAGGGATGCAGTAGTTTATAATAATGTATGGGAATTACAATGGAATAATCCTTTGGCAATTCAAAGAGTCTATCAGGTTAGTAAGCTTCTAGGAAAATGTCCTGATATAGTAGGAAGAAAACCTGGACAAAGTGCTATTTGGTATAATCCAGTATCTAAAGTAGGTACAGGACAGTATCACAAGTTCGAGATTCAAGATCAAGCCTATCAGCATACCAAACCAATGCGCCATGCTGATTTCTTATTCGTATGGTTGCGAATGAAAATGAAACCAGAGAAAGCAGCTGATATTAATAAAATAACCAGTTCTGCATTCTATTACGAACCTGGGCAGCTAGTCTGTACCGCTTGCCATTTTATTGGAGCATCTATAGCAACTATGTCTATACTAAAAGAGTATAATGATTGTAAAATAAGTTTATCCGAAGCTAGACATGAATATGATATAAGAATAGGAGAGTTACTGAAGGAATTTCTGGAGTCTGAAAAGACCGAGGATATTCAGAACTTTTCTACTCCTCTCAGAGATATTTATGAAACTTATATAATGTCAGATGTACCACCAGAGGAAGTTTTTACTGCACCATGCGGGTGTAAGAATGATGTCAATATATCTGTAGATATTGAAATTAACGGTGAACCAATGGTATCATTAGAAAAAGATACCCAACAACTGTCTGAAAGTCGAAAAATTGCCTCCTCTCGACCAATTCAAACCGTTGGTCCTAGCGAAGCAGAGCTGATCCGGGAACTAACTATGAGCTCTTTGGAATCAAAACTGATTAAGAGTGGAACAAAATCTTCAGGTTCATTATCAACTGAACCTAAAATTTCTGCAGCAGATTTTCAAAACGGAATCTCTTCGGAACCTACCTTAGTCAACTTTACCGATAATGAAGTAGAATATCCTAGTTTATTGCGTTTGGAGAAATTGGGTAGTGTTTCAGGTTCTAATTTTTCTGAAATGTCACCTACCCCTTTAACGTCTGATAATGAAATGATAGTCTCATCTGCTCCAGTATCTCAACCCTTAAGTTCAGAACCATTAGTGAATAGAAGTTTAACTATATTGCCAGGAGTTTAAATCATAAGATATAATTAAAGATTATAATATATTTAATTATGTGTTACTGGATAGTTAAGTCTTTTTTGTATATCTCCGGAAGATATATTTTTTGTTTTTTACCGCGGGTCTCTTTGGCGTAGGTAGTATTGGGAAAGAATACAGAAAAAGGTTCGAATTTGTTATAGGGCTGTTTTGGTTTGACTTGACAATCTTTCTTCCATAGGTCCAAGTTGATCCGGTAATAAATATGACAGTTATGAAGCAACTCAAATGCATATAATAATAAATTACCACATTCGCTTTCAGTGAAAAGATTTTTTGGATAGATAATACCTTCAAACAATTGAGTTAGTGCTGCCTCTACTAATATAATATCGTCTCCCTTAAATATGTTTGATGACATAGCTGCTAACTTATCGGGTTTAGGGTTAAATGGTTCTAGCATTTTTATAGCCATATAAAGACTCGTGGTTGCTGTTAGAGCTACGTTAGGCCAGTCCTTATAAAAATTACCGGTAAGATTGTGAGCATAAGCTAACGATCGTTGGTATATATCTGCCGCCAAGAAGAAAGTTTCTGTTTTAATGACAGGAAACTTTAAAGCTAACCTAACCATATAATCAAATCCATAATAGTAAATAATATCGCATTTCTTCGGAGAAAACGGTTGCTTGTAAAGAGCAATTCCGTGGCCAATATCCTTGATTGGAAGATAGGTAAATAGATCTGAGTTCATAATCTCGTCCAGCGTTGGTCGATCTCTTGGTTTAAATGACAACATCTTTTTGATAATACTGGAGGCCGCTTCACGAACATTGGTCGGAAGTTCCGCTAAATAATTACTCAGTGTTAAATCTATGGTACCGGGACTAAATAATTTCTTATTGGTAGAACGAACCTTGGCTTTAGTGAAATCGCTATAAATAGGTTTACCTCTAGACAATACTTCAAGAAAAATAATACCTAATGACCAAACATCGCTTGCCTTTGTGTATTTTCTGTTCCCTGAAATAATCTCGGGAGCCCGGTGGGTAATAGTTACCAATTCTCCGGGATAGTAAGCCTCATTTTCATTATCTAGAATGAGTGAAATACCAAAATCGGTTATCTTACCAATTCGATTATTACCTTCTCCAAAAATTAAAATGTTCATCGGTTTCAAATCAAGGTGAAGATATCTGGAATCATGAAGGTATTTAATACCATTGAGGATATCAAATAAAATCTTCAGACGTTGTGTAATTGTAAAATTTTTATCCTTCAGAATACGCTGGAGGTCTGTATTTGCCAAAGGCATAATGACACCCAATGTGACAATATTATCAATACCAACAAGAATCCCTTCGGCTCTCATGATATTAGGATGTGACAATTTACCCATTACATCTAATTCTCGGAGAGATTTAATTCCTTCTTTCTTCTTATTACTAATGATTTTGATAGCTTTCAGACTACCTCCAACATTAATTAGATAAACAGAACCATAAGTACCCTTCCCTAAATCTTTTAAAAGTTCAACATTTTTTCCGGCAATTGAAATTGTTCGGGGTTTCATGGTTTAGTTATATTAAATTAAATATATTGGATAATTAAAATCAATTTAGATATCTTCCCATAGACAGAAATAAATAATTTGCAATTTTACTTGGAAGATCATTATTATTTTATTTTATAAAAGATAGATATAATGCTATCTTATATTTATTCCAAGATACTTCGCCATTAGCACCATCTGATTTATTTTGATAAGATTCTATAAACGAACAAAAGAACAATACAAATATGTCCGATCATAAATCAGAAGAAACTAACGATGATCACAAAACAGCTGGGTTTATTTTCGTTTTTGAAGCTAATGGAGTTATCTATTCTCAACTGGAACAGATTGAAAAGACAGACGGAAGAGCGGTAGTTATACATCCAGTATATTACCATGGTTATGATAATACCATGACCAGTGAAGATATTATCTGGAACGAGGATGAAAAAAGATACGTAAGTGGAAGTGATGAAGGATCATGGTTAGATACCATTAAGGATTACCCGGATTTTATCTATGAAATGGATGAGTCTGAGGTGGTATATCATGATGACCAGTACTATCATTGCGACGGTTGTTTGTTACAGAGTTTGGTAGGTGAAGTTAAATGTTTGAAAATTCAGTTACCCGAGAATAAGTAGGTAATTGTAAGAGATAATATATAATATATATTATATATTAACGTTGTTATTTATATTAATTTTGCGTCGATTGTGACTAACAAATTATCAGCAAAAGTTATATTCCACCACCAGTTATCACAATTACCACAATCACAATCATCTGAAAAATTTTCTTCTATAATTTGGTCATCCATCTCTTTGACCATGTTAATTAAATCTTTCACACGGTTTAACATTTCTTCTTTGGTTTTTTGTGTTTCGATCGAAACCTTATCGGCATCCCCGTGTTCTACTTTTACTATAACCCATACCATTTATTTAGTCATAAATATTATCTAAAATAAAAAAGAATCAATATTTATTATACATTTCTTAAATAAGTAGATTCAAATATATTGTTAGCATTGGATACATCAAACCCTTCTCTGCGGATTCCACTATCAATATATTTTCTCTCTATAAACTCGACAAAGGTTCCGGGTACCGATATTAATTCACTTCCGTGGTGTAAAACTTTCATATCATCGGCTAATGTAGATCCTTGTAATATTTTTCTATCTTCTGATATCTGAATTTCTCCATGGCCTAATAATCTTATGCTGTTATTTAGTAATAAATTATTAAAATCAATGATATTGTTATATTTGGATAAATTATGGACAGGGATAGTTATATGGTTGAGACTGTATCCAAAAGCCAATGTCCAAGCAGCATATTCGGATTCTTTTGATAATTTGTAATAATCGGAAGACAATACAGGACCCCATAGTTCAGAACCTCTTGATACCCCATCAAACCGCCGCCGTTTTGAATTTTGGCGCGTGTAAGATGTTATGATCTCTTGAGAATTTAGTGATAGTTTTTCTTCATTTATTTGGGAAACAAAGACGGTTGGTAATTCCTCGATCGTAGGAGAATACCATTTGGCCGTCAGGTGTTTTTCTGGAAATTCATACGTATCCCTTTCGATAAAATATCCATCTTTTAAAAGCACTTCGCTTATATTATAAATTCCTCCATTAGATTTAAAACTTCTAAACGCTATATGATCGATCGAACCATCATAATTACAACCAGCTATATCCATAATTCCAATCATATGATACAATGTTGGGGTGATAATTTTATATTGTCGGATCGAGTTATTAATTACGCTAAGTGCGTTTCGAAGTCTCATATTTTTTGTATATAGTTACAAAGAATATAATTATATTTGAACCTTAATATATAAATTATCAGTTAATTTGGTCACAGAAATGTTGCAATCTCCTCGTATGTTTCCATACTTATCTAGCAAATCTCTAGTTTCCACTTCATCCAGAAGATCATCTTTGATTTTACAAGCTGTTTCATAAATGGTATCCCTATAAATTCTAAAGTGAAGGACTTCGCTCAGCATCTTTTTCTCAAATTCTTCTGCTTCAATCATAGCTTTTTCTGTCTTATAATTATCAGTAGCTAATTCAAGAAATGAAATGGGAATATGAAGAGTTGTGAAATATTTGATAGCCATATATAAACATACAACGTAATGTAATTCTGTCTGATAACGAGTCAGATATCGACCTTGATATCTTGATTTTACTAATCTCTTGGTAGTTTTAGTACGGATATGAGTTAAATATCGATCGAACAGATCTATGGACTGAAATAGTATTTGATGTTTGTACCATTTTAGGTAAGACCTCCCATTGAAAACAAGAAAGGCCGCTTTACATGCCCAGGAACGTTCTTTACAACAAATGATGTTAACCTTATCGGAAAGATAGGATGTTGGGGGATATTCTTTTCGAGACCAATTAATCACATCTCTATAAGGATCAAAATATGGATGATCAAGTATCTGGGTAGGCGTGTAACGTTTAGCCGGGTCTAATACCAAAATATTGTTTAACAAGTCTAAAAATTTTTCATATTTAGCACCTACCCTAGGATAACTATTAAATTCGGCAATCTTTTCTTCATTAAGACCTATCAGATCTCGAAAGGATACACGGTGTCTAGGACTAGCATCTTGGGTTAATTTGATTTTATAACCTTGAGTGAGTCTAAAAATCTCGTTATATGAAGGATCTGGAATCAATCCAATAATTTTGCTTAATAATTTTACATCGTCGTCAACAGTGTTAACTAATAACGCTCTTTTCGAGACCATTTCAAAGAGTATACAGCCAGCTGACCATACATCACTAGGATAACCGTATTTTGGGTCACGCGAACAAATTTCTGGTGCACGATACCATGAAGTAACAACTCGAGGAGTCATTGGTGTCTTCGAGTTATTAACTTTAGCCAATCCAAAATCACATATCTTAATTGCTGCTTTGTTATCTGAACTTACAAACCACAAAAGGTTAGAAGGTTTAATGTCTCTGTGGATTACTCCTTTTGCGTGCATATATTCAATCCCTAAAAACATCTGAACCATTGCTAACTTGAGATAACTAATGTGTATACCATCCCCATAAATCAAATCATGACCATTATTATTAGCTTGTTCGAATATGAAATGAAGATAATCTTCGCGGTAATTTAAATTACCAGCTCTACTAATTGGTGAATTAGGTGTCGTCATGGGATTTCCATATGAAACAGAAAGTAACTTCACAATATAAGGATGTCCTTTGAGACGATTTAAAAGATCTAATTCCTTAATCGATCCTGAAAAGCTAATAGATTCATCTACAATATTCCTTTTAACCGCAACTTTTCGTTGATGTTTATCCGATGTCCTGGCATTATATACAATTCCATACGTTCCACTTCCGGCTTTGCCCGTTCGGATCATTTGGTTAAATCTATTTATGATTTATAGTAAGTGTTTAAATATATTAATCATTGAAATAGTTAAATTCTACTTCTTGATCTATATTATTCGGGACTACTAAAATAAATTTAATATTAGCTGTATTAATCATCATATTTTCATCATCACTGTACTTTAAATAATACACTTTCTTTTGATGTTCGCATTTATCTATGGGTTGAGATAGATTGAAATTTATACGCAGGTTACTATTGAGTTTGTAATCATTTGAATATATAAATGGTATGGAAATATCATTATCTTCGATAATTTTTCGAGCATCTAGAAAAGTACAATTTAAATATTTACTTATTCCATCTATTAATATCTCTATATATTCAGATTCACCATAATTTGATTTAATTAAATTCAATGACAATATATCCGTAGACCATTTAGGATGTGTACATCTCAAAGATAACCAAATGGGATACATAGTAATTTTTAATTTTTCAAGTGTTAACTTCTGTGTTAAAAATTTATATTTTCCTATCTTATCATTTGCGGTTAATAATGATATGCCTTCTTTTTTTGTTTCTAATAAATACCCCTCTATTTTTTTATCCTTCAGCAAGGATCTAAGTCGATCTATTTCGCTCTCTATCTTCTTTTGTTCACGATGATTGATATTTATCTGATCTTCCAAATTACGCTTATTTTTAATAGGAGACACCGTTAACATGAATATTATTTGTTAGGAAACAAATAATATTTAAATATCTAGATAGAAGAAAAAAAATATGAGATGTTGAAAATGGAAGGTTGGGAAATTGCTTTGATCGCCCTTGTAACTTTAATTATCATTGGTTTTATAATAGTTATTATTCTAGCAGTTGCCGGTGTTTTTGGAGAAAAAGAATTGGAAAAAGACATAGGGAAATTACTAGCAAGTCCATTCTCTATGTATCCACAAAATAAGACTTCTGATCATGTAACTGCGACAGCAAAAGATTCTCCTGTAATTTTAAACGATTCTAAGACCGTTAAATGCTCTGATTATACATGGACTTATAATTCTACAGATAATACAATAGAATGGGGCGGAGATAATAGCCTTGTTATTACGGTAGATTCAAAAAGTGATGCTATAGCATCTCCATCTCGTTTAATTCTTGCTTCTAAAGGAACTCCTAATTCACTCAATCAATGGGAATATAATAGTAATAAATTACTTAGATGGTGTCTTAAATCTAATAAGGATTTATGTATGTCTAACGATAACAATATACTCAATGTAAAGAAAACAGATTTATTAAGTTTAAGAGATGATTCATTTCTTATAAGACTTGTTACTCCATTAAAATCTCCAGAATGTGTTACCTAAATATTTATTTAATATATTATAGATATAATATATTAATACTTCTTTACATTTCTAAATCTTTCTTCGGCTGCATTTTTTCTTTTTTCAAAATCAACTATTGGTTTTGTATATAATCCTGGATATTTTTGATAATTAATATGCCAATTATGTATTTCTTTAGCCGGAATGTCTTTTAGTTCGGGGATCCACTTTTTGATGTAAACGGCATCCGGATCTTTTCTTTCTGCATATGTCCAGGGATTATAAATTCTAGGATATACTCTTGGTCGATCGATGCCCAATTGAACTGACCACTGCCAATTTCCATTATTACTGGAAGGATCATAATCAATCAAATTAATGGCGAAATACTGTTCTCCCCACCTCCAGTCAATGTTTAGAATTATCGATAATAGGTTGGCAACAACCATTCTGGCTTGATTATGCATCCACCCGGTAGTCGTCATCTGACGGATCCCCGCATCTACAATGGGAAACCCCGTTTTTCCTTGAGTCCATAAAGTAAACCATTCTTTGTTGTTTTCCCAGTTGATTATCATATTACGATAATTACCTCCACCCATAGTATCCTTAAAATTTAGTCCATTCATCAAGGAAGCATAAAAATCATGCCATATTATCTGTCTTACAAATTCAGACTCCTTGCCATATACTTCAACACCCTTGTAATACACCTCTCGGATACTCACTGTTCCGAATTTTATATAGGCACTTAATAAAGTTGTATTTGTCATCGGCTTTTCTTTAACTTTATCATAATCTATCTGATCTAAGGAGACCAATCTTTCTAACCCATTCTTTCTACCTCCATGAATATAAACATTCGGATTGGGTTTGTAAAGACCATTCAACATATCATCGTTGATCTGATAGGAAGTCGGAGGAGTTCTAGAAAATTTAGATTTCAAGTTAGCATCTAAGGTTTCCGGTCTCGGGGGTGTCTTTTTAATATGATTTTTGTAAAAGTATGTAAAAACCTTGTAAAAATCTCCCTTTTGAGTTACAACAGTGTCTAAGGACATAGTAGTATAATCTTCTTCAGCCACAACTTCAATACCTTTAGTAGAACAATAATCGATTATACTTTTATCTCTTCGTTTGGAATAAGGAGTGTAATCTTTGTTAAATCCTATCGTTCTAACATTATAGTTGCTGACATAATAATTTAATATTCTGAGTGTATCTCCATATAGTATATGTAATTTTGAACCAACGGTTGCTAACTGTTTATCTAGTTCCTTTAAACTTTCGATCATGAATTGGACAGAATTATTTGATCGGTATGGATTTTCATTAATTTGCTCTGGTGTTAGTATAAACATTGGTATGACACTATTGGATTTCGACAACAATTGGAGTAATGTTTTATTATCATCTAATCTAAAATCTCGATGGAATAAAAATATGGAAGTCATAACTTTTAATATTATAAGGTTTAGTTTTGTATGTTAAAACAATATATGTCATTCATTTTGTTTCCAAATCAATTATTCATGTTAGATGGCAATTCATCAAATATACCAATAATCCTGACAGAAGATCCAGCTTATTTTAATCCAAAATTTAATCGTCTCAAGCTTATATTCCACCGTGCATCGATGAGATACTATAATGATTTCTTGACGGGGATTGGATATAGTGTAACTTATATTGACTTAAATCAAGCATCGAGAGACCCTACTTATTCCGAATATGGAGATTTAATTGGTTATGATCCAGTAGATCATAATGTGATGTCTCGAGTTAAAGCTAAATGGTATGATACTCCAAATTTTATAGCTACACGAGCCGATTTAATAGACTATAAAAAGCAAAATAAGGACTATTTTCAAACAAATTTCTATACATGGATGAGAAAAAAACATAATATTCTTATAGATAGTGACAAACCTGTAGGTGGATCTTGGACTTATGACACTCAAAATAGAGAAACTCTCCCTGCCGGGATTGATATTCCAGAATATGGATTTAAACAGAGCTCAAATAGAAAAGCCTATCTAGATAGAGCAATTAAATATGTTAATACCCATTTCCCATCAGCACCAGGACCAGAATCTATAACTAGCGAGACATTTTATCTACCGATTACACATTCAGAAGCCGAATCTGCATTTGAAACCTTTTTGGATATACGAATGAATTTGTTTGGACCCTATGAAGATGCTTTTAGAAAACCATTAGATTTCAATAAACCAGAAATATTATTTCATAGTTATTTATCGTCTGTATTAAATATTGGATTATTACAACCTTTAAATATGGTTGTTAGAGCAGAAAGAATGTATTATGAAAATCCAGAGATTTTGTCTTCAGTAGAAGGATATATCAGACAAGTAATGGGTTGGAGAGAATATTCAAGATATTTATATTTATTTGAACCGGAATTAAATGAAAAGAACTATCTAAACAATCAAAATAAATTAACTGCTCATTGGTATCCTAATGGACCTAAATTTGGAATTGATTTCATTGATGATCATGTCCAATTAGCATGGAATACTGGATATTTGCATCACATTCCTAGACTAATGATAATTGGAAACTTTATGAACTTGATGAGTATTCATCCAAAGGAGATGTATCGGTGGTTTATGGAATTTTCAACTGATAGTTATGATTGGGTAATGCATTTTAATGTATTCTCAATGATCTCCTATGCAGATGGAGGTTTAACCACAACTAAACCTTATGTATCAAGTAGTAATTATATCAAGAAAATGTCTAATTACTCTCGTGATAGTAATTTTGATGGCCTGTATTATTATTTCTTGGATCGACACCAAGAAATTTTACGACCGATTGGTCGTATGTGGCAAATGTATTCAGTGTTTGATAGGTACAAGAACAAGGATGAAAAAGTCGAGGAAGGTAAACAATACATGATGTCAATAACGGGGTCATTAGCATAACAAAACTTATTTTCGGTAAACTTACTACCTTCAAACATAAAATTACTTAAATATCTGTAAATTTTTGATCATAACTTATAGTAAAATTTATGATCTAATTTTGCTTTTTCAAGATATTATCAATATTTTATCTTACTGATGAACAGAAATATTGATGTATTCATCGTACAAACTCATAGTTGGCATTCCAATATCATGAATCGTCATCTCTTTCAGATCTGCTGGATCGTAGAGATAGTAAGACTTAACTTTGCGATACTTCTTGATCTGGTGGAGGGTTTCTTCACTTGTATCCAGGATAATATATTGGTTCAGAAATTTTCGACAAAACTTATTTATGCCTTTCATAGATCCGTTGATAACTACTATCTGTTTGTTATGAAGAGTCTTGCTATATGAAGAAATAGACCGACCAGCATTCTTGGAAAATTGGAGAGACATTTTTTATATGATTGCTGTATGGAAAAAAATCTAATTAATTAATCAGTTCCGATAAATAATATTTAAACAATTAAGAACCAAGTAAGTCCTTGATTGTATTTAGACAGGAGTGGGATTCGAACCCACGAACCCTTAAGGAACGGAACTTAAGTCCGTCGCGTTTGACCACTTCGCTATCCTGCCATGTTGGTCTCTGTCTGGAATCGAACCAGATCCTCCGGGGGTTTTAACGGCACTCTACCATTGAGCTACAGAGACATAAGGATTAAGGTACGGGTGGGATTCGAACCCACGAACCCGAAGGAACAGATCTTGAGTCTGCCGCGTTTGACCACTTCGCTACCATACCAGTTGGGGACAGATCCCAATGATATAAGCCTAAAGTTTATTTTATTAATCATTTCTATTTAATTCTTTCATTTCACGAATAGTTGGTTTTCTAATGTATTATTCATATATGTGATTCTGAAGTCTTTGGTTGGCGCTCATCCAGAGGAATTGGTTGAATTGAAAAGGATATTCGGTGGTTTAATAAATCTAATGATGTTGTATTAAATAGACCTTCCATTGATTTCATAATGGTTTTATACACAGTTAAGTATACTTTTCTTTCAAGGGGATCCGGGATAAGTCTTAGATTTGCGTCAGTTTGAATTAATTCTGATTCAATATAGTCTTTAATAGCGTGAGATGATATCTGTGATAGATCGAATACCTTGGTTTGACCATACCGTATTTCATCTAATAAGGATTCATATTCCTCGTATAATTTTTCATAGGCAGTTTTCCATTCATCGATTTCAGCATTACTAAGTTTCAGTTGTTCATCAACATACGATTCTAATTCATCATGGGTAATTACTCCATCAGTATTCTTGTCTATTCTGTTAGTCAATTGGTCAAAATATTGCTCTAACTCTGTTTTTGAAACCTTATTGTCCCGATCTTGATCGATCTGTTCTTGCAATAACTTTATTTGTTCTTGCAAAGTTATATTTCTAATTTGGTCGGTTGAATTAATTAATTGTGTAGTGAAGATTTCGTCTCTATATCCTAAATATTGTTTAATTGTTGTTAACATGTTACCCATTTTTGTACAGATATCATTATTTTAATTTAAAAATAATAATACATTACCATGTTTTAATCATATCCCATCCATGTTCTATCATATCACATCTCAGACCAAGCCCGGCTAAGATTCTTAAAACCTTGTCAACCCGAGTTACTGGATCAGGACTGTCGTGAAGTTTTAATATCCGATCTTGGATTGTCTCAAACTCCTCTGGTAACCACATACCTCTCCAAAGTAGATACATCGATTCATCTGACATTACCGTAGCATAAAAAGCTCTATCTGCCATCAATGAAACTATAAATCCATAGGCATCGAAAGAGGACTGATAGATAGGTAACCCTAAGTGTTTTATATACATGAACAACAATGCTTCCTGAAAGTATTTTCTGGGATCTTTCAAACGATAAATAGTTATGGTTTCACTAATATCGTCTCTCTTTCTATCAAAGCTAAACGGAGTAATAGTTATGCTATCGATAATAGGTTTAAATTGTTTCTTTAATAGTTCTTCGTCCGCAATCACCGATTTATTATATAATCTATTATTACCGACTGTAACTCCAGCATGATATAGATCGCATAGTTTGATGGTAATAGGACATTCTACATGTACACCATCATACATATAACTGCATACCGTATTCTTCAGTAATAAGGATCGAGAAGAGGGACCACCGTGAGAAAAGTCAAAAGTTTTAAGGGCATGAAGAGCTGCAAATAATTGCATAATCATACCTTTCACCACATCTTTGGATATAGGGACCTTATCGTCAGCTTTGGCGGTTGGACTGGGTCGACCATTGTGTTCTAAAAATTCCGGATGTTCCTGAAGATGTCTAATTCTTCCAATATTAGGATACTCATAAAGACTATATCCTTTACCACTGCATACATAGGCAATATGCATAGTAATTATATTAGGGATTCCAAGTTCAGTTAATTTTGAGTTAATGTACCAATTTATCAACATATTATTGCTAAAGGGATCTAGTCCTATGTAATCCATTGATTCGTAGGATTTGATATCACAGACATCCGTATTACATCCCGCAGAACATTTCTTAAGATTGGCAATATGTGGATTAGCTAATACTCGTTCTACAGTTAATGGAGGAGATTCCTTGATTATAAATAACTTATCTATCTTTGCTTCCGTGATAACTAGCTGCTCTCCGGCTGATTCACCGCATTCTATATAGAATGGTTGTCCAATTCCAGTCTGTTTAAAATCAATCAATCGTTTCATATTTTTACATTGTGGACAAGCATAATAATTTAATACTCCCTCATTAATAATATTTTTACCCTCGATTCTTTCCTCTAATGTATAGATTTGTTGAGTTCTCCCCATATTAAATAAACATTTTTCATCAAAACATACTGGGGAAGAAGGGGTCCATAAGTCAATAATTAATCTATTGATATTATGTTCTAAATTTGAAACAACATAATTACGGTCCTTTTTGAACTGTTCCAGCATATTGTCTATATTCCTAGTGCTTTCACAGTAAGATATATTAGTAGAATTTAAAGGACATGCCATGTCAGTTTCGTTATTTTTAATTATTTTGATTATTTTATTGGAATTACATCCATCCTATAATCCAACTTTGCTAAATAACGAATATAATCACAAATTGATGCTGATGACTCAATGCTATTTTTGCAGTTATGTAAAGTCACAGTAATCACGGAGTTAACCGTGTCTACAATTACATCTATATTATTATCTTTGTTTGGGTTTGTGAACCAGACAAATAATGAGGTTTCCAAATAAGTAGTACAAATGTTAACTATAATCTTATTATATAATTCTCGTATTGTTAATACAGTTTTATTGTTATTGAATATGTCGAATAGTTCTCTTGAAAACAGTGAGCCACTTCGAGTAGCTGTAGAATCTTGATCAATCCTAGAAGAAGATAAACAGATAATTCGGCTGGTATTGAATTCATGAGTATTAAGTTGGTATTTACCATGATAACTATAAGGAAGATTCATTCCATTGGATTGACAACAATCTAGAACAATCACTACTTCACAATATTTCGAGATGTTGGAAACAATTATGTCTTTGAGATGGTCTAGTGATACATGTGTATTGTCTGGAAGTATTATATGTCCATTCTTGGCATGGCCGGTATAATAAACAAATAATCTATCAGCATCTTTAACAGATTTAATTATAACCTCTTCAAAATTGTTAATTATGTATTTATTAGATTTCTGTGTTTCATATAACACATGATAATTTTTATCTTTGGTATCTTCAATAAACGATAACAGATTAGAGTCTACATACCCATCAATAATAGCTCGTCGGAGAATCTCTGTTCGGTAGTCTTTATTTACATCCGTAAATACAGTAATATTTTTTGTTAGATTATGACAATATGAATATGCCTGATAAAGATCTACTGGAATACCAGGTAATGATTTACAATCCTTTGTCTTGGTATACTCAAAACCTATTATTAACCCAGATGTAAGCATCTTTATATAGAAACTAATCTATATAAAGGTATTGATCTTTTAACTATTAAGGTAAAGGTACACATTTATCCGGAATTTTGGGCTCTTCGAAATAATTTCCGAATAACTCGATTATTTAACCTCTCTTTTTAAATACTATTGGAAGAATTAAGTCGTATGCATATTGATCTTCTTCTTGTGAATATTTAGTACATGATACAATATGCATAGGTTCATCACAAACGTAATACTGATTATTTTCTTGTTTCGCACACCTGAAATGAGCTACCATAAAAACCTGTCCTCTCGAATTCATCATCCTAAATATGGTACCATGATCATTTATCACAATGAATTTCTCTTTGTTTTTATTGAAGGCATATAAAATATTAGGAGGATTGAAGGGGGATTTAAATCTAGCTTGAGACCATAATTGTCGAACGGTATCCATTTATTTTTGTTTTTTATTTTCTAATCTATTGTAAAATTTTATTTAGATGGGTGTTAACATTCAATCTAGCGCTAGTAGACAAGTTCTAAGAGATTTTACTTCTGTTGTAAACGAGTCAAGCAGTTCTGTTATTCAATCTGAATCTGCAACTTGTGCATCCGGGAATATATTTAATATAAATATAGGTGGAAAAGAATGCGATGGAACAGTTGTCTTAGAAGGTGCAAATACCATTATTGATCAAGATAGTGCTAATGGGTGTAAAATAAATCAAACGAATGGTGCAAAGGTGACCGATCAAAATACCACAACTATAAAAACAGCCGCGCAACAATTCATTCAAAATCAACTTGATAGCGATCAAGGGTGGTTAGCAATAGGTTTAAGTGTACAAACTACTACTAATGTGTCCAAACAAGATATCCAAACAAGAATCGATAATATAGCTAAAGAAAATATCGAACAAAGTTGTTCATCGTATATCTCATCTTACAATATGGGGAATTTAGATATATGCGCTGACGTTATTGACAGTACTATTAATTTAACCCAGAAATCAGAAGTAACTGCCTTATCACAGTGTTCTAATACTACTATTTTGAATAATTTCTTTAACACCCAAGAATTACAGGAATTTGCTCAAAATACTGACAATTATTTCAAATCGACTCAAGAAGGTCCATTAAGTGGTGCGGAGAACATTATCAGAATTATTATTATTGCCGCAGCAATTTTGGTCGGATTATTGATTATCGGAGGAATTATATTCGCAGTTATTGATTTAGCCTAATTACTTACATAATATATTAGTTATATCTTATAAATAAGATATAATTATACATTTCATTTACTACTGGTCTAATATCCGCATTTTTTATATTTTTTATCAAATGGAACAGAAGGGGTTTTAATATCAGGAAGATAATAAAATGACTGGTCTGTTGTATGTTTGGTAAAGGTGATTACTTGCTCCTCGTTCACCTTGTCATATGTATACAGTGCAGATGCCCCTGCTGCTACCACCATTTCGGATCCTGTTAGACGATTGCACCTATCACGCTCAAAATAACTGTATGTTCCATGTCTATTCAAAGTAGGAACATTTTCAACTACAGATTGGACATCATTGTACAATAATTGAGTTCTGTACTCGATATTCATAACAGGGCGTTGCGATTTTCCCCAACCAATATGCAGAGGAACACCATTTGGTTTAATTAAATCCAAATTAGCTCTTCCTGTTACAGGATCCTCTAAACCAATTCCTGTATTTGTACCCTGAACTAAAACTTCTAAAGCACCTTTCAATGCTCTTGCAATATATTTATCTCTGCCTGAATCTATGTTTAAATCTAATCCAGTGCTGACTAAAATGTTACCTCTCCAACCGTACGTCAACGTATTTCCCAGACTTTCAGTTGCTCTGGTTACTTGTAAAACTAATGACAAACCAAGGTAAAAATTGACAATCTGGGCCGGGTAAACAGCTGATTCTTCCGGAGTAGTTAACGACCAGCTTCCTCTTGGAACCGTGTCTAAGGGGACAGCCAGAGTTGGATCGCCCCTAACCAACCCTAATTCAGAAACAATTGCATTTCTAATGTTGGGATCTGGAATAGCATCTCTATACATATTTCTTCCTAAAATAGACAACCAACATTGGGATAGAACCCATCTGCCATCTAAATCTAATCCATTTACTCTATCAACAATGTTTACATTCGGGACGGATCTGCCATCATATTCCACACCCAATAGCACTTTAACTTTATCGATTTCATCCTGGGTTAAACCTTCAGATAAACCTTGTGTATCGATTGCGTTCAGGAAAATTTCTCTACAAACCACTGGATATGCATTAGATCCGAAATTTTGAATTTCTGACCTTGTAACTCTTTCAGCACGCTGTAAAGTTTGTTTAATATGAAGTTCTCTCATATCTTCGAATTCAAGTTTTCCTTTCTCTTTAATTAAGTTGTCAACATCATAGAAAATACTTCCGACTCGGTCATAGTATTGACCCCCTTGATAAAAATGTTGATCTTCCAGAGACCATTGGCCATTCCAGATTGAAATAAATCCACATTCTGTATTTTTCACTAAATCTGTGCCATCGCAGATATATTCGTTGTCCGCAATAAGGGGAAGTGGTCGACCAATCGATGCTTCTACACTTTTACCATCAGTGGCATCACCAGGCCAGCGACGGTTAATATCAAATTCTTGCGGAATAGTTGGATATAATCCCTTTCTGAAAGCATATGAGTTCTTTTTATTATCAATGCCTCCCATATATAAAGTGACGTCTCGCGATGATTTTTGTTGATAACTTTCTAAACTAGAAAATGGAACAAGACCCAATTGTAAAGCGGCACCATTAAGGAAATCTTTTACTTGTGTATCCCATTGACACGGATTGCGGGTCATCACAACAACATCCCCTCCAGGGAAAAATCTCGTAAACCCCTGAAAGCCCAATTCTACTGATTTTCTGTCTTTCCCTTGATACGCATCAGTAAAAAATTCACTTACAGTTCCATCGGGTTCTCTTACTTTAATAAGGGAATGGGCTTTCCCGCCAGGGACATTTTCTTGGTCTGTGACTTCATCATAAATTAGCGTGCAATTTTCCTTATTCTCAAAAACTGCATCCCTAGTGGCTACCGCTTGTACTTCTGGTGATATATGCAATGTATATCCCGTGCATGAGCGTATCATATTAGTATATATTCCAGAAGAATAATGTGCTGCTTTTGGTGTATTAAAATTAGCTCTGTATGGAAAATTAACTATTGCATAACTTGCATTTTTATCAATCCCCCATTCCAGCTGTGGGTTACCATTCATCATAGTTGAACGACATTTCGTTAATTTATTGCCAACCGATAGGAAACTAGAAGCGGAATTGAGTCCTTTATCTCTCTTATCCATCAGATTTCTAAGTTTATCCATATCCTCAGGGCTTATTTTTGGCATTACGGCTCTCTTTTGTGAGGTCTCTCTTTTTACAACTGATTTCTTTGCTGTTCGTTGTTTGTATTTTGGCGCGGCATCACAACCGGTAGGGCAATAATTACCCAGAGTATCACCTTCTTTCGCAGTAAATCTAAATGCGTTACCGTTAACGCCATAGGCATCATCGGCAAATTGGTTGACTAAGCTAGTGTCAGGAACGGAAAATAGAGAAAAGAGTACTTGTATCCAGTTAAAATATTGGTTAAGTGAACAATTTCCGCTGGCAAATTGATTATCTCCGACCAGCACAGCATAAATTACATTAGTTAAACCAAAGATATCTACAGATGTAGCTCGATCTTTCCACCAATATTCTAAAATCCCAACATCCTCAACAAAAGGGGCTGGTAATGGTAGTTCTCCGGATTCAATTCTTCCAACGTGATCTTTATACGCGTCTTGCGTTCCTTCTAAATAATCTACAACGTCTTGATTAATGCCACCCATTGCCAGTTGTTCTTCTATCTGAGCTTTAGTGATAGTACTTCTTCTTGTATCAATATCTTGTTGCACATCAAAACTTTTGATAAACTCTGCTGCGCGCCCTTGCACACTAATACCACTATAAACAACGCTGGTATACTGGTCTTCTGCATCAGCTCTGGCCCATAGATATCCAACTTGATAATAATATGATCCAGGGCCGTGAGAAGGTCCCGGAGCGGGAGTTCCGATTACTCTAGGGACTCCAAATTCATCTCTTTCTACTCTGAGTTCACCACTCACATCCACATAAGGGATATCCAAGGGTTTCTTCTGGTGATATTTCTTCTTACGGCATTTCTGCTTGCAACATCTGTGATCGTAACATTTGCAATCGCTCATTTTAATATATATATATATTTTTTATATAAATTATATAATTATGATCTATATAATTTATTAGGTTGTTTTATATCGAATTATTATTCAACAATGGAGATGTTAAATAATGTTGAGTAGCTGTTAATGTCATTTCCGCATATCCATCTAGATCATCGGATATAGTATATCCTGTTCCTACTGCATAATTTAATGCGGTACTGGCTAACCGGGTTCCACTAGCATCATCATTTCTGACAGTTTCTAGCATATTAACTATATCATCTTTATATGGTTCCGACACGTTATCCGACCAGCTATCAACAATTCTACGAATTATTCGCGTTTCTTTTTGTATAGTGTCTGTTCTAGCTTTTTGAATGACATTATATAATCTATGAATCAAACGTTTACTTTCCGATTCGAAAAACATTTCTCGGATCCTCTCGGAAGGTGATTCTCCGCTATGAGAAATAGGATGAAGAATATGTACATTGTCATCTGTAATAATGTCTTTGTATCGAATACTTACAGAGTCATATTTTTCGAGAGTACTCTGTGATTGGTTGTTACCATGAGGGAGATAAATATAATCATACTCTTTCCCGGCACAGATAGGACCCACCACTCTATGACCAACAATAATTTTACCTGGAATATTATCGTCTTGTCCATCCGGAACAATGATAGTATCATCATTCAAATCAGATGGGAGATTGGCATTTGGAAGATCAATTACACAGTTAAATCCTACCGATTTAATGATTTCTTCTGCTAAATTCCCCAAAACTACGGGTATCATTTCAGAATCCTCTAGATATACAAAGCTTCCAATCCGGTTTAAAACCTCCGGATCAAAATTTTCACCATATCCGAGTGTTACTATCTTGGAATTTAACGGTTTTCCAGATGTTACCAATCGATTGAATGAATTGGCTGTTTTACACGGACCTTTATTAGAATTACCATCAGTCATAGCGATGATCCATGTATATTTATTTGGATCTACCTTGGAGAATGCTAATTTAAGAGCATCTCCCATATTTGTCATAGCTTCAGATTCCAAATTAACTATCATATCTTCAAATCTTTCTTCTGATTGATTAGACCATACTTCTTTGGCATCGTTGCTAAAGGTTATTATACGAATAGCAATGCTATTTCTAATCATTGTGTCTCTTACATCCGGACCTAATGCTTCCATCTCACGATGAGTTTTACCCAAAAGTGCATCCCGAAAGGCTAATGTTGAACTTTTGATTGATTTCATAGATCTGTCCATAGACCCGGATACATCCAATAGTAAAATAACCTCTTTGTTGTTGGACCATATATCATCAGCTTCTACTTTTATATGAACATGAATTATATCACCTATATTGTTGTCGGCACCATATTTTCCTGAAAATGACGTAGCATCTATAACCACCGACATAAATATTTTGAATGGGATATTATTTTGATATACGTGATCAATCTTTATCCCAATTGAATTTATATAGTTTCGATAATCAAAACTATTAAATATGACTGAGGCAGAAGCAACTGATATTTCTACCGATGATTTGTCAAAGGAAATAACTACACCAAGCGAGTATAAATTGATGCTTATTGATATTTTAAAGGAGGATCCGAGTCAGATTTGTCAAGAGATTTATAATAGGTTAGTGATGAATCAGATTGATGATGTGTTGGATATGAAACTTAGAGAACTGTCTAATATTGTTCCTTACAACATATTAGTCCCTCTGTTAAGAGATCAGCTGGGCCTAACTATTCAAACGGATAAAGACTGTGTAGATTCATTAAATGATATTAAGAATTACCTAGAAGAGGATTCAGACAAACAAATTATTAACCAAATTATTGGATTTATTAACAATGAAGATCTGGATGAAAATGTGATTCCAGAGTTGGATATGTTATCGATGATCGGACAACTTCCGGTGGAGAAGTTTCCTTCCCTATTCAATTGTATCGATTATGTGACAGAAGTCTCGGAGTTTGAAAAGTAACATCTATCTCTCTATACAAGAAACTATTTTATATAATATTTTCAGGTTAAACCAAAAACATAAAAACAAAGATTTTATGTTTATAGGTTTTTAAATTTTTCCATTGAAGTGGAGAACAGTTGATTGTCGATTTAATCATTTTATTCTTCAAAAATGTAACGAATGTCTAATGTTAATACACAAATTAAGACAGGTTCTTACGCAGTGACCACTGTCTATTCGATGCCCTGGAACAAGAAAAAAAAGACCAATACTAAATTAAGTCAAAAAAAGAGGGATAAAAAGATAATCCACGAAATATTCGAGAGATGTGCAGAAATGACCAATGACCAATACTGGGTTTCTATTTTCAAAGCATGTGCTCGAGATAAGTTCCCTAGAGGGTTTCAATTCAAAAACGGTCTGTTGATTCACCGTCGAGGTAACAAAACAACTCGGGTTATGATTCCAGAAACTACCGTAGAAGCATTGTCCCAATGTATAAGTTTTTTCAAAAACGCATCTGGAATTATGTCTTCTTCTGATCGTAAAAGAATTCAAAAACAACAAGAAGGAAGAATCTTAGAAGAATTAAATAGTCTTGATATTAAATGGAAAGATATTAAAGCAGATAGAGTCAAAGAATTGTTAATCAGCGAGTATATTTCAGATCTTGCTCGTATAAATGGATTCGACTCCGAACAGAAAAAAGAATTAATAACAACCGTGAAGAAAGGATTCATGCTTAAATATTTTCAAAGCAAGCATATTACTATGGAAAATGGTAAAATATCTTATATCAAAGGATTAATATATAATAAAGAATCTAAGGAATTCCATATTGATCCTCAATTAAAGTTGAAAAACCCAGGAAGAAAAATAAAGGGGTTGGGAATTGAACGAGTTCCTAATAAACCAAGGGGAACACCAATGGAACTATGGGAGAAGTATTTGATTAATTTAGAAAAGAAAATTAAAGGGAAAAGAGCAAGGAATTTCCAAGTCATTGATAGTACGTCATCAGGGAGTAATAGTTATTCTTCCGACTATTCATCTCCAATGGATATGACCGATAGTTTTAGTCCTATCGGGACAGATAGTTTATAAGACGACTTTCATTAATGGTTCTTGTTAATTATATAATTTTTATATTATATAATTGGATTAGTCAGAAATCGATCTCATTGCCTTTAAAAGAGGTAATGTTAAGACAAACGCTGGTAGAAGAGCAGGTGAAAAAATAAAGAAGACTGTAGAAGTTGTCTTGCCGTAATCTGTATTTCGTTTCAATAGATCCCAATATGTTTCAGTTATTTTGTCCTTTGGTTTGTAAGTAGTTTTGTTAGAAGCTAGAATGCAACCTCCAGCCACAGCATAAGAACCCAAAATTAAACGTCTGGCCATAATTTTATAATATATGGATTAATTATTTATAATTGTGGTAAATTCCAGATAGCTTTACATTTATATGTGTCATAGAGTTCTGTTGTTCCGGAATCAATCTCATTCATCAGGTATTTGTTATATAAAAGGATGAAATTATTATAATCGGTTACCCAGCTTACAAAGGACAAAGGTAGATTATCCACTAATCTTATGAGAGTCATACTGTTTTTGACTGATTTGCTATAAGTTTCTTCTAGATATGATATCCATTTGATATTATTAATCTTAGCCTTCTGAGCAACTACATAATAAATTTTGTCATATGAAGGAGTAGATATAGGCTTAAATAGAGTTACTTTATCAAAACAACGAGTGGTAATCCATAATAAGTCTAACATTAATGGATTGTCTAAATCTGAAATCTTAGATATAAATGTTCCTCCTACCGCAACCACACCTAATGCAACAATCAAACGAACTAAATATCCTAATGGACTAATATCTTCATCATGAATGTAATTAGCAGCTACAACATTTATTCCGGTCGCTTCTACTGATCTCACGAATTGGATAAAGCTCTTGTATTCTTTCATAATATCCCCGGTTCCTAATTCCCCTTTAGTAATATTGAAATGGGTAATATCAATTTGTCCATCAAATGGATATTCGATCGGTGTAATTCCATAACCATAGGAATTAGGATTACGATACATGATATACTGAGTGAAATTACCGGGACCATCATCCAAAGTAGCAAAAGTATAATCTTTTGTATCTTGTTTAATGATATAACCACTTTTATGATGACTAAAATTAAAAACAGCATCTATATTAGCTAATACAATACTGTCTCGAGATAAGAACGGTATAGTCGGTACATCATGGAAAGGATCGAATAAGTTGATGTGTTTGGACACCGATTGAGGAATTACCTGTTTTGATAATTCTAGATCACAATAATCTCTTGACAATCTACCGTCTTTATTTTCTAATGCTTGTATACTACCTACCATTGTAGGTTGTTGTCTTGTATTCACATCATTATTATCTCGATCAAGATATGTGTGTAATACCATGGGTATTTCCCCACCTTTGTCAAAAGAATTTTTATATACACACTTAATTGCGGATGGATCCATATTCTTTTGACAATCTGTATTATCTTTATTCACATATTTTTATTATTTTTCTATGAAGTTGTGATGTCTCTCGGCAACGGTTCGGAGATCGTCCAACATTCCTTCTACGTCACATGTCTTCTCGTAGAAGGGAAGAGGAATATCACAGAACATAAACAACTTGTTTAACTGTTCCTTTTCTATATTAGGTGAAGAGTGTCCTCCTTTGATAGTGATCAATACCTTCGAATCATGTGAAACACTCTTGTATAGAATCTTCGCACATTCATATGGAATGATATCATCAGTCTTACTGTGAATAATCGCTACTGGACATCTTACATTTTTAATATATTTACGGTTGGGCATAATATCGTATCTAATAGATGCCATGGAAGCATAGGTATACCCTAGAGATTGTCCTATTCCTGGATTGAAGTAATAAGTAATCGCATCATCAAGACCTGAGAAAGTACATAATAAAATCAAACTTCGGCACGGGTATCGAGAAGCAGTCCACGTCGCCGCAATACCCCCTAAACTTTCTCCCCATACTACAATGTCTTTACCCTCTAATCCACAATATCCGGTTAAAAATTTATAAGCAGTTTCTCCGTCTTTTCTGATACTTCTTTTAGACGGTTTTCCAGAAGATGATCCAAATCCCCTATAATCAAAAACGAATAAATTTAATTCAAATTGTTGGCATATATCAACAATATAGCTACGGTTAGATATATTTCCAGAATTACCATGACAAAACATAACGGTCTTATGATTCGGATGGTTATTAAAATACCATCCATTAATATATTTCTTACATTTCTTTCCAGGACGTCGGAAATAGACTATATCAGGATTCTTAACATCTATATACACATTTTGGTATGATATCTCCGGTTTCCAACGACATTTCTTAGATGGAAAGAACAGTGCTTTATTTTCTGCCCACGGGACACTATTATATACTATTATTAACAATACGAGTATAGCTGCTATTAAAAGCAACCAAAACATAGATTTTCTTTATTCCTATATTAATGTTTTTTGAAAAACATTAATACAAATTATATCAGAACTAATTAATTGGAACTAATACTACTACTAATAGTATAGCTGCTAGGTTTAGACGATGATCCTATTGAAATGTTACAATTTTCAGAACTGCTGGATATATTGGAACTGGTTGTTTTGTAAGAATCAGTATAACATGGTTTGGAATAAGATACAGAATAATATCTACTTCTGCTATCAGGATGTTTCTTTTTACAGTAATCACTAGACTCGCTAGAATAACTCTCGTCACTGTAACTCTTCTGGTGACGCTTTTTCTTGTGATGCCTTCTCTTCTTGTTATAGGATCTTGAGTCACTGGTAGAATAATAGTATTTATGTTCATCGTCAGAGTAATCATATGTATCATATTTTCTGTAACATTCGCAACTATACATTCCACATTCTCCACAATTATTCGTATCTGCAAAAGCAGCTGGATCGCTAATTGCACATACATTATCTTTGCATATTTCATCAGCACAGTCAGTATTAACTGCACACGGCCCGCCAGTCTTTCTCTTACATACATTATTTACACATGTTAATCCTTCTCCACATGGGCAAGGATCGTTTAATCCGCCCCCTTTAGCCATACACACTCCATTTTGACATGTTAAATTTGTAGAACAGTCGGTCGATGTTTCACAGACTCCTCCGCTCGGTACTTTACATACCTTTCCGCCCAATAACTGATCACATACTAATCCGGTATTACAATCGCTGTTTTGAGTACAGGATTGGTTAAGCTTTGCTCTCTCTTTACATTCGGTTTGGGAACCACGTGCTAATAACCATATAATCAAAGCTATTATGACTACCAAAAGAATGATATTTATCCAGAAAAGAGTTGAATTCATTTGTGTTTATATGTCTTATTTTTATTTTCGTGTGATATTTGTCAAAAAATGAAACTTTTTAGTTTCCCATTGTTTAAATTTAATTAGGGGTAAAATCTTGTATATTTAAAATGTCGTATCAAGATGTTGATCCCGACATAGCGGCTCGATTATTCGAGGTGAAGAAGAATCAATTACGTATGATAGAACGTCGAGGGTATAGCATCGAACGAGAAAAGTTCGTTCTAAAGATGACATTACCCCAATTTCTCAAAACTTATATTCCATTCGCACAACAACAACAAAGAAGTTTTCGTTCTGTGATGACAAATGTTTACGAAAATGAACAGAGTGAAAGAATACTAGTGTACTATGCTGACGTACCGACCTCATCTACTCAGTTGGGAGTAAATGAGGTGGGAGATGCCATCGTTAATATGGAACGTTATCATCTTCATGATGCAGTAATTATCACTGCCAGGCAATTGAGCCCCCCAGCCGTAAAGCATATCAATGGTTTGGTCGCATACAACATCCAGATATTTTTGGAAGAGGAAATGGCATATGACCCAACACAACATTTTCTAGTCCCCAAGCACATTCCATTGTCGAAACAAGAGCAAAGGGAATTCTTGGAAAACAAGGATATTAGTATTGATGATATGCCTGTAATTCTATCAAATGATATTATCATTAAGAATCTAGGTATTCGAAGTGGAAGAATTGTAAGGATCGAGAGAAATAACATGTTTGAAACAATGATCATCAAGTCCGTCAGTTATAAGGTGGTAAAAGATTCTGAGTAGTGATATATATGGTAAAGAACAATTGATATAAACAAAAACATAATACCTTTTAAAAAAGTATTATGTCATTACAATTAGCTCACGCTTACGCTTTTATAGGAGGTGCTATTATAGGGAGATTTACAGGAATTTTATCGAGCGCAGTTATATCAGGTATACTCCTGTACGTTGCAGATTCTTCGATATTTACAATAGACAATATTATTAATTCAAGAAATACGATATTAAAAATAATACTAAATAACTATTGATTACATAATTATTATTTTACTCTATGCAACATAATATGTTGCGACAAACGATAAACGGAAAAGATGTTATCATCATTCACAAACCAACGACCGATACATATTTGGTTATATTTAATGATGATTATGAGATGGTGGAGGTTAATGAGAGACCGGTCACAGATCAGGATATAGAAAGGATTGAATGTGAGAGGAGACAGGAAATACGGAATGTTCAAGAACGTGTAATTGGTATGATGTTGGCAGATCTAATGATTCCAGAAATATAATTATTCTGAAGGTTAGTATACACAAAGATAAAAAATTAAAAATATAAAATTAATTTTAATAAGATAATATTATGGAATATTATCTTATATTTTGCTTTTAGGGGAAATTTGATTCATATAACAGTTTTAATTTAGTTAAATAACATGGGTCAAGAGATGAGTAATAAATACTACTCAGTTACTACTGGTCGCGAAACAGGAATTTTTAGAAGTTGGGGTGCAGTAAAACCATTGGTCAACGGATATCCTGGTGCCAAATACAAGAGTTTCAAAACTCTAGAGGAAGCACAGAACTATCTAGATGGTGTAAACACTGATAAGTTTACAAATCCTATAAGTGATAATAAAACCATTGTATATACGGATGGTTCTTGCGTTAATAAAGTGGGGGGATTCGGATATGTGATTGTTAAAGATGATAAATCTATCCCTGTTTCTGGAAAAGTACCTTCCTATCCAACTACCAATCAGGTTGCAGAGCTATACGCTATTTATTCTACTCTTTATTATCTTTACAAGGATGATGCAGTTAATCATGGTTTAGTCATTTATACTGATTCCAAGTATAGTATTGGTTGTTTGACTGAGTGGCACTATACTTGGAGAAAGAATGGTTGGATTAACTCGAAAGGAGAACCAGTAGCTAACCAGAAACTAATTAAAGCCATTCTTGATATATCGAAGGATATAAATATCGAATATCGTCATGTCAGAGCTCACAGGGGCCATTTCTACAACGAATGGGCTGATAGATTGGCAAATGAAGGTAGAATGCTTTAATATGTGTTTGAGAACTATTAATTTTCACCGAAAAATGATATAATCATAACTCTTCTTTTCTAAATAAAAGAGTTATGTCCAAAATTATTCGTGTTAGTACCAAGCGTTCCAAAATCAAGAAAAAGAAACTCCCACACTTGAACGTGTGGGTTAACAAGAATGGACCTACTAGCAAACTTATTGACTGGTATTTGCAGGATGAGAAATCACTAAAGTGGCTACAAACATACTGTGATCAGCTAGAGAGGGAATACATCAAAGATTTAGATGGTAATACCAGAATCAAATGGAATCATTTGAATAGTCTACTAAATAATCACGGAATGATACCTGATATTAAAGAGAAGTTCTTCCAATCATTCTTATACACCGGAAAGAGATCGATCAAGAAATTAGCATTCCATCAAAATGGTGATGGATCAATTGTCCCGGTTTCTTTAATATAAATATCAATACCACCAAGTCAAATCACCTCGTTTGGGTTTCCAATACTCTTTCCACTGGTCTTCCTTCAGTTCCTTTAATACAACAGGAGTTATCAAACATGAATCGGGAGTCTTATTAGTATCCTTTGAATGTGAAACTGTCGACATATTTAATATAGTTTTATTTTTAAGTTTTATATCGGTTTGGATTTATTATAATATATATTATAATAATATATATTGTGTGTCTTTATTACAGGAACTGGTCAAGGTCAAAAGGTTTATCTGATACTGTCTGCGGCAATCCAATTTGCGGCAATTCTCCCGGCAATTCAATTTGCGGCAATTCTCCCGGCAATTCTCCCATTGTGATTTCTGGAAAAGGTCTTGCTTCATCAGCCATTCCAAACTGAAGATTGAACCCGGCACCCGCCAACATATGAGTCAACAGTTTGTAAGCATATGGAATAGTGCAGGTTCCAAATTTCGCATCATCATCGCAAGATCTACAGACAAACTTATCACTAACATGATTAGCAATAGCTATTGTTCCACAGTTGGAACAATATACGGCTTGATAAGCATCGGATACCAAGCACAGACGTTCCTGAAGGAAAGCAGATGCACCATGAGAGATAATCGCATCACGTTCCATCTCTCCAAATCTCTGACCACCCTTTCTGGCACGTCCACTAACTGGCTGATGAGAAAGCTGCTTGATTGCACCCTTCGAACGCATCTGAATCTTATCCATCACATGATGCCGAAGGGTCTGATAGTAGCAAGGACCAGTGTAGATCAGAGCCTCAAAGGGCTTACCTGTAAACCCAGAGTAAAGGCGTTCTTTACCACTAGGTGAGTAACCGTACTGACGAAGATTCTCTTTAAATTCTTTTACATTAAATCTTCGATAAGCAGTAGCATTGACTCTCTCTCCTGAGAATGCTGCTATTTTGGATGTTACAATCTCAATCATCTTGGCAATAGTCATACGAGAAGGAATGCAGTGGGGGTTGATAATTATATCTGGTGTCATTCCACTGGAAGTGAAGGGCATATCCTCCTGGTCAAGAATCAAACCAATGGTGGCTTTCTGCGCGTGACGAGAAGCGAATTTATCACCCATGATAGGTTTTCTAATCTGACGTAGCTTAACCTTCACAACTCTCATACCTTCGGGATTTGTAGACACCAAAACTCGATCAACGATTCCTTTCTGACCAACACCTACGTAGGTACTAGCGTTTTCTACACCTCCTGTAACAATGTTCTTACGAATTTTCCCAATAATACAGTCACCTTCACGAACAAAAGATCCTAGCCTTGCTATTCCCTTTTCGTCAATAGCTGCATATCTCTCGGGTGCTTCACCCTTCTTGACTTCAGGACGTGTGAATTCTTCCACCGTGTTCCGTGTTCTCTTTTGGACATTCTTATAACTCTTATAGATGACCTGTCTAAACAGACCTCTATCTATGGCGGCTTTATTCATAATGATAGCATCTTCCTGATTATATCCAGTGTAGGTCATAATCGCCAATATAACAGTATCTCCAGCTGGGAGAGTATTGAGACCCAATACCTCATCCATCTGTGTCTGGAACAAGGGACGAGATGGATACGCCAAACATTTAGAGGTAGTATCAAACCTCTGTGTATGTTGAGAGTGATAAATACCCAAAGCTTGCTTACCCATAGAGCACTGATAGGTGTTACGGGGAGCCTGATTATGATTGGACAGTGGAATAAGAGATGCAGCAATACCCAGAATAGCAGTAGGATCTAATTCGCTGTGAGTGTATGGAGGCAATTTTTGCAGATCTTGAAGAGTGTTAGCGGCTTGGCTGACCATTTCCTGTGCATCTTCGATGGTACGAACAATTTCTATTGTTCGTTTTCGAATAGTGACTTCCGGGTCTTCTCTGGTGGTACCATCACGTTCCGCTTCTAACTGTGCTAGTCTCTCAATGGCTTCTTGGTGATTCCGAACTGCCTCGTCCAACTCTGATGCCCGAGCCTGAATATCCTCAATACCCTGAGCCAACTGTATATACTCTTGTTCGAAGGCATCAATATACTCAACACAACCCTGTTCCATCAAGGTTTGCATGTCCGCTTCCCAAAGTTCCTTGTTTTCGATCACAAGTTGATTGTTAGAAGGATCGACAATTAATAAAGGTCGAGTTGGTCGTGCGGCATCAGTGTAGATGTAAAGAAACCCATCGTTGGGTAATACAATAGCGGTATCTTTAGAAAGGATCAAACGTCGCCTCAAAGCCACGCAGTGCGTACGTAGGGATTCTCCCGCACACCATCCCATAAATTTACCATTCAATATAAGTGGGGTGGATAGCTGCTCTGTAGGTAGATTTGAGATATACTTACTGATGTTCTCCAAAATTATATTCTCTCCTCTCTCAACACTGATATAATTGGTAATCGACGTGTTTTTCACCAATCCGCAATTGTGTGTAACAAAACCATTGGCCACAAAACTATGATTTTGACTGACGGTAGTAAAATCAGCTACATAATCCGGATTGACAAGATCCTTCTTTTCTAACTGTAAAAAGATATAATCTTTGTGTACAGGATTGGTAGCTAGAAATTCCTCGATGGTTAATGTACCGGGAGGGGCTAAGGTATTAGTTGAAATACCTTTTTCTCTCCAATACCCAATGATAGATCCAGCCTTTCGATATCTTATCGATAACTTATCAGCAATCTTTCTAATTGTCAAACCGCCTTTGTACATTTCGATTACCGTATTCTTCAACTGTTTTCTGATCTTGATAATTCTTCTTTTGTATTTGAGATATTCTGACACAACCATACCCTTTCTGAGTTTTGTCGAGCAGTAACGATAGCCTATCACATCCATATACTTAACCAAGTTTTCTTCTTTACGAGAAATATCATAGAGAGCCACTAAGTTAGAGCTATTTGGATCTTCTCTTACGATTACTCTAGTGACTTCTACGCCAAGATCTCTAATTAATATTCCCATTTGAAGCATAAACTTGTACATTGAGTTTCTATATTGAGGTTCGATATGCTGTATGGTTTCGCCAATAGTGAAACTGTAGGCCTTAACCTTTCCCTTTCGTTTAGAATAATGGATGGCGGTTCCATCCCCGCCTTGAAACCCAGAAACAAACTCTCTTTTGATTAGATCGGATCCATTCATTATCCAGTGTGGGACTGGTTTTCGAGGAAGACTCGTCTTCCTACCAAAAGAAAATCCAAGGGCAATCATCAAACTAGCCAAAGCACTTGAATGTTGTACTCTGTAAGTATGATGAATAGTCAATCTACTGGTATTTTTATCAGTGATCTCGGTTTCTCGGTATCCAATCGTAACCTTATCAAAACCAAGTCTTTCCACATCATCTTCAAATGATACAGCATCCGCTTTCTGTCCGAAGGATTCGCTTAACATTGGGGTTTCGTTATAAACAGCGAGAGTTCCATCAGCAAGAGTATATCCGCCCATTCTAGCCAATACAGGAACCATTGATGAAGTAGATCGAAGAGGTAAGATCTTTTTTTCTTCGAGTACCTTTAAATGACAATCGATCAAGGATGTCTTAACAACACCTGTAAGGTTCTTTGTGAAGAGATTACGATCAAGAATTACGCTTTCAGAGACTTCGTTCGAGACCGGACCCATCACTGGATATACACACACTTTATCAGACGGACCTATTTGATCGACCGTTTTCCAACCATCTTTAGTGAGAAAAGGATGGTCTTCTGTTGCTCGAATGGTTCTCCCGTTAACGGTAGTCAATCTGTACAACTTTTTCGATCGTTCTTTAGTATGATATTGAAATGAGCTGTGAATTCCGGAATTTTCTCGGGTATAATCGCTTGGATCGACAGTTATCACATTATCTCCATCTCGCATGTCTCCTATCTGAGACCAAGAACCATCAGATTTCAAAACAGGGGTATCTAATGTCAAGCATTGTTCTCCTTCTGGGGTCTCAACTGGGCACACGTAACCTAGCTGACTCATCTGGACCAGGCGAATCTTGATTTGCTTGGCACGGCGGTTAGTAGGAGTATTGATTTTAGTTAAATGAGAGTATACTGCAGTCACAGAATCACGCTTCAGGGTATCCGTAATGTTCTCCTTCGGCATGTAAGATCCTTGAACTCCCCAGTTGTTGGAGTTAAATGACGAAACGAAATTATCAGCAATGAAAGATGAGTTGATTTCCCTCTTCACTGACTGAAGACCTTGAAGACTCTTGGTTTCAATGGTATCCTGTGCTTTTGTGACAACATCCCGCCAAATGTTTCCAAATAACTGCTCTAACGATCTACCCGCACTCTCAAGACGCTTGTTACTCCAGTTGTCACGATCATCCAACCTACGTTCGCCAATGAGGTATTCAGCATAACGAGCCACCATAATGGATAGCATGTACAGCTTCTGAGTAATATTCTCTGGTGGGATATGTGGAAACAGCTCGTTCTTGAGATCTCTCATGATACTGGCCCTCTTGATACCGTAATCCATGTTACCGAGTCCCTTCTTCTTCGAGATATGTTCAATGTCATCCCCAACTTGTGCCAGTTTGACAAAGGTAGGTTGGAGCTGAACCCAGATCTTCCTGATGTATTCCTTCTTGGTGAACAAGGAAATCATCTGTAGAATTTGGTTCGGATCTTTAATTCCCAGCATTCGATAAACTTGGAACACCGAAATAGTATTACCAATCTTGTTAGATTTACCTTTCGATCGTCCCATAAATGCAAGATGAATCTTCAAACTATTACTCTTCTTACCTCGAGTGATGGTTACATTAGACGATCCCGTGATAGTACTGCAAGTCATCTTACATACTACCGTGTCCTTAGTAGTCGGGTGATAGATAAAGATTCGGTTGGTTCTAAGCTTCTCCTGTATAAGAATTACCTTTTCTGATCCTTTAATAATGAAGTACCCGAGAGGATCAGATGGACATTCTCCCATCTCAATTTTCTCTTTGTCAGTCTTACCACGCAAATGACATATAACTGACCCCAACATCACAGGAATTTTCCCGAAGAAGCTTTGAGTTAGCTTCTCTTCCTTCGCTGTTCCGGCATTCAATACATAATCTACATACAATTCCGCTGCATAAGTATAACCGTTATCTCGGGCCATCTGCGGTGTCAAAGGTATCCATGTATTGTCTGAATCTGAAATTCGGGGTGGATAAAATACTGGATTCATCACCGTAACTTCACCCTGAGGTATACGAAAGGTTCGACTAGCCAACTGCTTCTTTATCACATTAATAATCCAGTTATCATATGTTTCTATATGTGATCCTAGAATGCCTTCCATTTCGACCCATGATTTCAAAAGTCTTCCTTGAATGTCTACCTTGATGTCACCAGGTATCTCCGGATTAGTAAATTCGAGGGCTTCCACTCTTCTAACTAATGGTGGAACTATAGGTATTTTTTCAAACGGATCAATAGTTTTAGCTTCGTCCATTTATTACTTAGCTTATAATTAATCAAGTAACTGATGATAGTTATTTCAGTTTTTGGGATCAGTTTTCGTGTTTGGGAATTTGGAAATCATAATATACACTATGTATATTATGAAGTTATTTATTGGCTGATGTTATGTCCGGATGATACATTTTAGCATACATTTCTCTAGTGGTAGCTTGAAGTTCAGAAGAACAATCATACATGGATCGGGTTAAACGGTCGATCTCTATTTTTTCTGTATCAGTTTTAAAACATTTTAACCACCAGCCTTTATTGTCCTTTGTTTCTACCTTTGCCATTTCAATGTATAATCTATTATTTTCTTTCTCTTTTTCAATATACCAATTACTCTCTTTTGGATATATTGCGTGTTCTAATATTTCATCAAATATAATATTATTTGTTATCGACAATTTTAATTTATTTGGTTTGAAATCACATGTTATATCCTTTGTTTTTATATATTTTTCTAATTCTATGTCTAATGTCACATGATAAAATGTTTGTGTCCATTTATAATTTTTCATTTTATCATACAAATTTTAACTTTAAATATTATTAACGTCGATATATCGAATTACGTATAGGTAGCAAAATAAGGACCTACATTAAATGGGTATATATAGTATTGTGGATCGGCCGGGAATAGCTCAGTTCCGAGCGCGGTAGGTCTGGTTATTATTATTGTTGGACTTGTAGTTGTGCCAGTACTAACTAGAAGTCCGGCACCATGACGACCTATATCATTACCTGGAGTCTGAACATCTAATGTCCAATTAACAGGAAAAGTTATATCAGTGCTGTTGATAGGATTAATAAATTTAAATACTGTGTTTAGTGTTGCGGTTAAAGATGGTATGTTCGATCCCAAATTTCCACCATTGAGGGGAAATCCTCCCACGCTAAACCATGCAGTAGTGGCCCCCGGAAAATAATCCACCGCAAATAAATAAGCAGAGACTGTAACAGTAGGTGTAAAATCAGTATAAGTCCACACAGTACCATCTGGATCGGATCCAGTTGTATACGGTGAAAAACTAATTACAGGGTTCGTAAAGTTCAAGCCAGGACCAGCGGTTATTGATGCAACAGGACCGGTGGGTCCTGTAGGTCCGGTCGATCCTGTGGAACCTGCCGGCCCAGTAGCACCAGTCTCACCCCCTGATGGTCCAGTAGGTCCAGCAGATCCTGTGGGACCTGCCGGCCCAGTAGCACCAGTCTCACCCCCTGATGGTCCAGTAGGTCCAGCAGATCCTGTGGGACCTGCCGGTCC